CCATCCTGAACGCTAACCGTCTTTCTGAAATCAGCCTGGAAGTCTGCCTTGCTGGTCTTTATTTCAATCTCGTCGACATACCCGCTTTTACGTATTGCAATAATATCCATTTCGTTAAACTGCCAATCAAGATAAATATTTGGCGCAACGATTTCATACCTCTGAAAAGTATGCTGATAAAATGCAAACTGCATATCCTTGGTGTTCATTTTCGATATGACCTGCGATTAATGGCTTGCATTGAGTCGGGCCCGCGGCATTCTTCGCGCAATTTTAACCGCTCGATCAGTTCTGATTTAACCTTTTCACAATGCGCCTTCGTGCCATGAACAAGCGGGATATGATCAGTCTTAATATCGCCGATAAACGCACTCAAATTCTTTTCAAGCGATAATTCCAGTTCGTGCACAAGTAAGGAATTGAGCCTTTGTGACCACTCGAGGACGTGTGTGTTATCCATAGTCGAGATCCTTCGTTGGGTTTACATCAAATGGAAGTTTTTTGCCGTAATTATCACCGGTGAATTGCATAGAATCCGTATCAAACCATAGGGCAATTTTCCCCTCCCATTTACCAAACCGCTGCTTGGCGACAATCAATTGCTGATCTGGCCTGTTATCGTAATATTCTTGCTCTGAATCCTTTACGTCAAAGCCAGAATTGATTTTGTGGCCGATGGCGTCTTTTTTCTTATCGGCCCAAACAATCATCACGTTGTCGACCATATCTGTAATTTCACCAGCGCCACGAACATCGAAGCGGCCTGGTATATATTCGTCACCCCCTTGCGGCGGCTTTCTTACGTGGGCAACCAGGTGAATATGAATCTTAAGCGCCTTTGCTGCAGCGGCCAATGTATCAAGGAATCGTTTCTCTGCGTCCCTGTCGCCGCTCCTGAGTCCGCATTTTGTCAATGAGTCTATCATCACGTGCTTGCAGCCGCATTCGTGGGCCATGTAGTACAACGCGCCCAATACCCGCTCCGTTGGTACAGAATCCAGTTGGTCGTAGAAATACAGCTTATTTTGGCCCCATTGCAACCACTGCTGTCCGAAGTCTGGAGAAGGTGCACAACTGGCAGCCTGTGAAATCATTCTTTCCATTGTATCGATGACCGGCATTTCGAACGAGGCAACACCTGTCGGCACGTTCTGAGCAAACCACATCATGACCATACCGGTAAGCATTGATTTTTTATGTCCGTTGATGCCGGCCCAGATTGTTACCTGTCCCTCTCCGAACCTGACTAAGTTGTGCGTCTTGGTCCAGGGCAGCGGATCACCTCGAAGCTGCCAGCCGTTTTTTAGCCGGTCAGCCATTTGTTCACGATAGAAAAGCGTTGATTGGATTGATTGGGCCTCCTGATTTCCGATGAAGTTCATCAGTTCACGATCGTTGTAATCTATGTTCGGGATTACGTTCATACGAAATACTCCTTACCTGAATTATTTTGATTGTTTTGATTGTTTTCTATCTCGTCATTCCAAACCTCTTGATTAAGATAGGTCTCAAAGTTTTTCCTGTATTGCTTGTCGGGAGTTGAAAGAGCGTAAATAGGAATATGGTTTAGTAAATCTCGTTTCGTAGAGTCAGATAACTTTGAGTATTTAGCCTTGCAGGTTTTCTTGTTTCCCTTCTTGCCGTAGATATTCCATACGTTTTCGAATTCATCATCTAATTTCTTTTTCTTTCCTTCTTTCCATTCTTTCATTCTTATATCTTCGTTCGACTGGTCGTCCGTGATACGTTCGTCTGGTCGTTCGGGTGGTCGTTCGTTCGATTTATCCTCATCCTGAAAACTGTTGAAATTACATATACTTACGATAGTAGTTATATCGTTCGTTTTTATCGTAATCATGCCCTGGTTAGTAAGCATTAACAAAAATCTTTTTACCTTGTTTTGGGACCATTTCCATCGTTTTTGCATTGATATCTGAGATATGGCAACCTGACCTCTGTCTATATTAACTAGCTTTCCTTTCATCATTGCAGATCCGTCTGAATGCCTAGCCATCATCAATAGATCAATCCATGCCATAGCCTTGTCTGGTGATTTAAAATCCCATAACCAGTGATCTGATAACGATCTATGGAGCTTAATCCATCCGCTCATAATCCTGCCTTAAAAGCTCTCAAGCTCTGCCAAATAAGAATCTCTTGCGCCTTATCTTCTGTCGATATCTTCTTGCCAATGCTTCTGGCGTGACTAATCACATCGAGGAAGAATTGACCGAATGCAACGTCTCTGAGTTTTTTTGGCTTGGGTATTGGGTACTTGGCTGCAATCCTTAGATTGATCGATACCGGGTCACAGTTGCTTTTGCACTTGATGAATTCGTGGCCGGTGTTTAATCGAACGTGAGCCAAATCGTCAAAGCAGACAGGGCATTCTAGGATGGTGACTTTCTTGCGTAGTTTCACTATACTTCACTCGTAACGTTGATATTTGCCGCTAATGCCTTGCAGGGCTAGGCGGCTTTCTTTTTTAAGCTGCTTTTTCTTCTTCTCCGAGCGCAATAAATTCGCTGACCTTATAATCCATCGCAGTAGCCATTTTCTCAATAGTATCGATATTGGCGTGGTGCCGGTTATTCGATAGCGCAGATACATGAGGCTGTGACATTTCAATCAGCTTTGCCAGCGCGGTAGTAGTAAGCCCCTTGTAAGCCATCCCGATCTTGATTGATCTGCCTATGTTCATATGGTACCGCCTTTTTATAAACTCAATGTGATTATAATAGTTGATTTATCGTATATTAGTGCTTACACTTGCTCAAGTCAAATAAATAAGTGGAGAGGGATATGGATACTATCAAATGCGGGCGCGTTACGTATAATTTGGCAGAGGGCGACACCGTTATGGATAATGGGAAATGTCTTCAGCTAATTACTAGAGAGGTTGGTAGCGGATGGAATAGATTTCACCCTAAAGTATCGAAAGCTGCGTTCGCCCAGTTCAAGGCTAATACCAATGTAAGTATTGAGACAGATCATGCGTATGGTGACTGGGTTACGCTTTATCGGTACGGTTAACCCGGTTAACACATACTGAGAATCTTAACCAACAAGGGCTTAACATCCCTTACCCCTCCCAACTAACCTCTACCGCCACTAACGAAGGAGATCATGAATGGATAGGCTTAAGCTTAGAGAGATTAAAGTTAGGCCGCGTATCTACTACGATAAGCATCGCAGAATAACTAGGCGCATCACCATTGGCGGCGGTTACCTGCACGGTTGTTGGCTGCCAGAGATCAAGAGAACTTGGGGTCAGATATTTATTGCAAAACGTGAAGGCGCTAAACTTGCAGCTCTCTTTGATAAATCTTGATTTCTATACGCCAGACCCACCGGATATCAAGTGGGAAAACATTACAAATTGTTAATTTTACGATTCTTGCCATATAATTAATCTGCTCAATGTCGAGCGTGACTGAAAAAAGAGACTGAAATTATGAATGATATCGAAGAAGAGATTGTCAAAAAGGGTTTAACTGCCCCCCGAATAACCCCCGCAAGACTTGAAGAGGTCGTTGTTTCCGAGCAATATCATGTTTTCCCAAATACAACATTTACAGCCTGTCTGCTAACTTTGGAGAACGGTTATACCGTGCTTGGTGAAAGTGCCTGTGCCAGCCCTGAGAACTTCGACGCTGCTTTGGGTCGTAAGATCGCAAGGGATAACGCCAAGAACAAAATCTGGCAACTGGAAGGCTATCTGCTGCGTCAACAACTGAACGATGCAGACAAACCCTCTTAACTATTAAGCTGCCAAGGACGGCGCATATCAAGTGGGAATGGTTACATTTTTGTAATGTTTGGGTGACTCGGATCAAACTTTGTATGGGTTCCCGTCACCATCCGCGCGCCTTATCAGATAAATGCAGTCGTCATAGCGAACAAACCCTTCCTTCTCCATTCCATCTATACCGACAGGAGACCCGCTCCATGACCGTATCTGAATTGCCATCACCCAGGGATCCTTCATTTCTGCCCAATGATACCAATGTCTGCACCACATTCCATTTCCGCAATTTATGGCGATCTTTACTAGATCAGCTGGATGCATTAGGCCCGCACCGGCAATCAAATCCTTTAGTTCTTTTATTTCGCTCTCTGACTTCATAATCTTCTCCGGTTTGGTAAAGTGCGTTATTTGTGCAGTTTACGTGTTGCGAGGTTTTTGCCTGCCAGTTGCAATCAGTGCTGGGTCTTCTGACATTATCGAATTTGCTTCCAGCCTGTTTATTAGTGAGCGACTCAGTATTAATTTCTTGGTAACAGCTTCTAGCTCAAGGTACTTAGTAGCTATCCAGTGCGCGTCATTTTCTGGCTTATAGCCCAGATCGCCGCTTATCATCATTTCTGCTAACTGTTTCGCTGTCATTTCTAATGCTCCAATGCTGTAAAGTATTTAGCGTTGATTTCTCTGTATATGGTCAAGCGGTATGCATATCGGATTCTCTGCGCGATACTCGGCAACCGTTTTTCCAAAGTGGATTTCAGCGCACGGCTTGCAAAATGCCTCTTCGCAATATAGGCACTTGTATGCTTGATGCGGCCAAAGCTTTCTCAGACATCCACAACGAACAAACGGTCTAATATCATCCATTAACTCTTTTGTCTGCTTAGCCACAACATGCAGTTTTCGCCGCCAATCTTCTATCGGTACTATCGCCATTCTAAATCCCCGATCCATTTATATAGTTGAATAAATATAGCCAAATGCTGCCAGCTCCAGTACTACCATTATTGCTATTGCTTGGAATACATTTAGTTTCATGATTGCCTCGTGTGTGTTAAATGCTATTCACGACCTTTTTAATGACGTCGCCCTCGCTTGCAAACTCTTCGAGAACCTTATTGCCATGACTGATCAATTCGGCTTTATGGTCCTGATTTTTCACTGGAACAGCGACAAAATCAATGCCATATTTCTTAAACTGATTGACTACTTCCAAATTCTTGCGCATTTCTACTGGGCTACACCTGTTCATAAATCACTCCCCGCTCCGATACCGTTTATATTTCTCAATCCAAACGCGCCACATGCCGCAATTCTCGCATCTTGATTTGATATGAGTCTTGGACATAATGAATTCCCATATGTCGCGCTCAATCAGGTTTAAAGGCGCTGGCGTGTGGTTGCATTTGGTCATGGTGGTTACCCGTTAATGCGCTAATAATCTTTGAACTGTTCTAGCTTTCTATGGCTGGTCGTATAGCCGGCACTGAAAATATCGTCCTTTATCGGGTAGTAGCGGCCTAGTTCTGGCTCTTTGATTATCCAATCTCCAAGACGAACAATCGCTATCTCGCCGTAAATAGTCGTTACTTTTAAAATCGGCTTACCGTCTTCGAAATCATGTGAGTACTGCCCTGTCAGTTCGTTGAAAACCTGATCTTTGTTCTCATTTGTAAATTGCACGGCCTGAACCGTTTTTGGTAATCGCTGGTATTTTTCAAACATCCTGCTCTCCTTAAATAAATATAGATTCTATCTTGTGCGGCATCTTTGGGAATACCGGCTGAACTTCTTTCTTTGGCTTCACGGAGTACCGCAAAAATGTTCTATTGCCGTTAAGCTTGCAGAATGACCACTCAGAATCCAAATGATCTGATCGGGTCAGAGCCAGCAGATGATGCTTTATTGCTCCGCGCTTCAGATGAAGAGGTACTAGCAGGTCGGTCACCTCGGAATTCGGATGCTTTGCAATGTAATTGAGTACTCGTTTTCTGGCTGGTGACATTTTTCTTCCTCAAAACGGCAAAATATCATGCGGGTTTTTATCCAGGGCAAGGTATCCGAAAAAACTTGCACTGCGGGTCTCTTCATTGCTGCGGCCTTTCCACCCCGTGAGTCTTTCGAAAGTGGGCTTATCCTTCGCCTTGGCCCAGTTCGATTTGTCGGGCTTGTACGTGACGTATTTGACGCCGTAGTGGATCAGGACGCGTTCAAGTTCGACGAAAGCCTGCTGGCACCTGCCAACACCCATACCCATTTTCCCTGCTATTCTTGCCGCCGCATCACCGCTATTTTCTGCTCGGGCCATTCTGGATGAGTAAATAAACTGATTGGCCATGACGTTCTCGATGGAAAACAGCAGTTCAATATGTGGATTCCTGCGCATTTCTTCGATGAAGGCGATAATATCCATTAGCGGCAACTGGTCGAGCTGGTCCAGAACGCCGTCTTTGAAGATGGCTATTCCGTGGGCTTTCGAGTCCGGGTCACAGCCACAAACGATTTTCATTGACTGACCGCCACGTTATTAATTTTATCCATCATTTCAGAGAATGATTCGGTAGATGGCGGGTGTTTCTTGCGTAGCGTTGGTTGTCCGAAATAAGGGTTTGAATCAGACGCGGGAAAGCAAGACTCATCTATCCCTATGAGCTTATATGCAAACCCCTCGACTACTCTGTAAAAAAGTAGATCATGCCGTGTCGGGTAAATCCCCTTCGCACGAATATGCTCCACAACATGCTCACCGTTGAATTCTGGATAATTCTTGCTTTCCAAAATCACTTCTTCACCGACGCTAAAATATGGCTGTGTCATGTCACACCTTCCTATTGTAATTGGGTTATTTAATGGCACTCACATAAGCCGCCGTTGTATGCATACGGTCCTCGATCACCCTGAGGGTCATCACTGTTATAGTGTTCACCGGAAATTCCATACCAGCTTTCTCCATTACCACAGCAGTCACAAACCTGAACGTCATGGTCTTTATGCGCAGCAATCCATGTGAAATAATCTTTGTCAGATATCAAGTCAGTGTCATCTGGTATCTGATCTGTATTAATGAATCCAGTTCCTTCACACCTTGTGCATGTAGTCATCTTGTTCGCTTCCCTTATTTAACTCGCACCCGAAAACCTTTAACAACCTTGATGGAGCGGCTTTGGTTCGGCATCTTCTCAACGGCGCCAGCGAGAATCAAATACTTCAATCGATCGTTGGCGGCATTTATAGCGATAACGAAATGAGCCGCTATCTCTGATAATGTCGGTGGATACCCGTTCTCGGCTATATAGGTCTTGATGAAAAGTAAGGTATCTGCCTGTCTTTGCGTTAATTTCGTCATTTTGCTCTCCGGTTGTTTTACACATAGTAGCATGGCTGTAACTATTTACAATTATTTATGCAAATAAACTTGCATTAGTTTACAGTCGTGCTAAATTGAATCACACAAACAAATAAACAACAACGGAGAAATACCATGCCAAATCACGTAACCAGTGTTATTACAATAAATTCCCCCAGTGCATCCGAAGTCCTGAGTTATATTGCAGGCGAAAAGCATCTATTTGATTTCAATAAAATAATGCCAATTCCGGAGTCACTGAATATAGAGTCCGGTACGCGTTCTGAATATGGCGAATGGATAGCTGGCGGCAATCCTCCAGATTTTTGTAGCATAAGCATTGAAGAAGCAAAAAAAAGGCTTGGTGATAGGCTGGAAGAATACACGGCCATAGGTCGCGCACGAATAGATAACCGTAAAAAATACGGTTCATCTGACTGGTATGGATGGGCTATTGAAAAATGGGGCACTAAATGGAATAGCTACGACAATGAAATGCGCGGCGAAAACATCGTAAAAATAGAAACCGCTTGGTCCATACCAGAGCCTATATTCACCGCATTGTCAGCAAAGTTTTCTGATGCTGAGTTTCTTATTGATTATGCCGACGAAGACACCGGCTCAAATTGCGGAAAGCTAATATTCAAGTCTGGCGTAAAAGCGATTATTACGGACAACAAAAACGTTGTTCCTGATGGATTTAAAAACTGGAATCACTTTGCTTTAAAGCTCTGCTATCCAAACGATGACGCTAAATCTCATTGTTACAACGAAGACTGGGAATATGACGAGTCGCTGGAATAACCCACACTCACACCTAAACAGCCCCTTAATTGGGGCTAAGTCATTGTAACCCTTCGGGGTTTTTTATAACTTAGTTAGTTCTGCCGGAACAGAGGATAAGATCATGTTATATAGCGGGTTAGGAGACTGCCCTTAAATTCCCAGCATCCTGATCATAGGCTCTGCTGGTTTTTTGGTAAAAGCCAAGAGGAAAAATAAAATGATACCAGTAACCGTACAAGTCACCTGCCCCGCATGCCACAAGGAGCAACAGCAGCAAGTTATGGCCAGCAAGATATCCAGCGCTTATGGAATCGGCAGACCGTTTACATGTTCATTTCCAGATGGCCAGAGCGATGGCGGTTGTGGTGCGCCTTTTGTCGTTTATTACCGCTGCGTACTTGAAACTAAAGTGAAGTTGTTTCCGGAGGCAGGATAATGACCTACCAAGCCGAACAGAATCACCACGACAAACAATTAGCCGATCACCTTGATTCATTCAAAGAAGATGGCGCATTCAAGTTCAAATGTGAAGAATGTTTGGAATCAAAGCCTTTCCGAGAAATGCGCTATACGCACGATCACAAAGAAGAGGGCTGCTGTAACGATTGCTCTCTTATTCCTTTTATCGCTCAACAGTGGGGATTCGACAATGCCTAAGTGGATTTATACGCCAACACAGCCAGGCTGGTACGCCGTTCGCAACCTTGGCGATACAGACATGCGCGCCTTGTGCTTTGAGTGCTTCGACGCCGATATGGTTGATTTAACCGGTGTTCCGATTGAGCGATACCAGAACTCCGAGTTCACCAAAATCGATGCAGATGAGCTTATGAATAGGGGTGTTGAGTGATGGGTGATCAATCATTTGCAAACACTATAACTGCTATCGACCTCGGTGAGACGGCATCAAGCGTCATGTCTTCGTGTGAAAAATACGGAATGACATGGGGCTGCGATACTGAATGCCCGGTACTTATGGCTGGGAACTGCGAACTAAAAGACGATGAAAACAAGAACTTGTGGGAAGAAGTTAAGCCGAGATTCGATGATGTCAGCTGCTCTAGTTGCGGCGAAGGATTCGGCCCCGGTGACAATGGATTTTCTCACTGTGAAAGCCACGCTGGCATGAAGCCGGTTAATTAGCCACCAATAACGAACGGGAAATGAAATGAACGAATTGGTTGAAAAAATTAATGATGGTGAAATTGTAGATGACGCCAAATTGAATTTGAACTCTCCTGTTCAGGTTAAATATGAAGAGAATGAGGACTGGATAAACGCTCACTTTCATTCATTTAGCAAAGATGGCCGAATAAACGTAGTTCCCAATGGACGAACAAGCTTCACAAGTCTGGTTCAGGGTGAAGATGCCAAGTGGCATTACAGTACATATAATTTTTACAGGACGGTTAACGAGATTACTGATACCGGCGATGCCAGAGAAAGCGACGCTTATTTAGAGCACTGGAATTAATTTGTAATGTGTTCGTAACAATTGACCACCTGAAACCGGTATAAAATACATTTTTAATAAGAGGATAAATAAAAATGATTATATTTGAGAACGATGGACTTATTGACAAGCGAAGCATTACCACATTTGGTATTTCAAGCAAAGAAACCGATTCAGCGATAGGCTATTTCGGGACCGGCCTTAAATACGCTATAGCGGTATTGCTGCGGGAAAATATCAGTATCACTATATGTGTTGGCGACGAAAGACTTTGCTTTACCAAAGAGCGGGAAGCTGTTCGCGTCGACGAGTTTGATTTTATTTACATGAATGGCGAGAGGCTTGCGTTTACCACAGAACTGGGTAAGACCTGGGAATTGTGGCAGGCATTCCGAGAAATTTATTCTAATTGTCTTGATGAAAGCGGCACTATTTACGAAGCGAGATCATTTTCAGCTAAGGAAGAATGCACGGTGATATCTGTTGAAGGTAGCGCGTTTGCAGATATATTTTACAACAAAAATGACATCTTCCTGGAGTCGTCACCCATCTATTCAAAAAACGGGATAGAGGTCCATTCAGGAGAAGGTAAGTATTTGTTTTATAAAGGCGTTCGAGTGGCCGAGCTTGTTACTCCAACCATCTACACCTACAACATAAAGACTCATATTACGTTAACAGAAGATCGCACAATAAAATATATTCAGACCGCATTTCAGAAAATATCAGAGCTGGCAATTACCTGTGGCGACGAATCAATAATCAAATCGATCTGTACTGCATCAAAAAGATTTGCCGAGCACGATTTAGACTTTGATTGGAGCTACGAACCAAGCCATGAATTTTTAACCGTTGTCGGATCGCTTAAAAATGAATTCTCATCAAGGCTTAGTGCGTCGGCATTAAAGAAATATTCTCAGCATGTAGCCACCGTTTTCCATCCCGACCCGACAAAGCTGAATGATATACAAAAAATGCAACTCGAAAAGGCTATAAATTTTAATAAGCTAATCGGTTATCAGGTTGATGATTACGAAATAATAGTGACTGACTTTATGGGCGAAGGTGTCCTTGGTATGGCGAAAGATGGAAGAATATTCATAGCCACGCAGGTCTTTATGATGGGAACAAAGTATCTGGCATCGACGATACTGGAAGAATTCTTACACCTTCGATTCAAGCTGGTTGACGAAACCAGGAATATGCAAAACTTTCTTTTCGATGCGATTATGACCGTTGGCGAAATTCATGCGCTAAAAGAGCCTTTGTAACATTACAGAAAGTTAATCCAATGGTAATAATTGACCACCTGGAACCGAGTTAAAATACATTTTTAATAAGAGGAAAGTATCGTGAACGAAATAATAACGCCACCGACCGAGATTGTTGTTCCGAAACGAGAATTGATTAAGCCCGGCATCTATTACGACATGCAGAACGAGGACTATCACGCCACCAAGGACATAAGCAAGACCACTCTTGACCTTGCGCACGATGACCCGTATGGCCCTGACTGGTCTAAGTCGTGCCCGGTTGACGAAGAGAAGCTGAAGACGTTTGATTTTGGTGACGCAATGCACGCTATCTGCCTTGAGCCTGAACGCTTGAAATCTGAGTTTGTTGTGATGCCTAAGTTTGGGCAAAAGAATGTGGACAAAGAAGCGAAACTGAAATGGCAGCTAGCCCACCAAGGGCTGAAGATTCTCAGTGAAGACGATCATAAAAAGCTTAACCTAATGTTTGAATCGGTTATGGCCCATGGCGAGGCAAGAGAATTAATTGAAGCCGAGGGAGTTGCTGAGTCATCATACTTTTGGATTGACGAGCAAACAGGGCTTGGCTGCAAGTGTCGCCCAGATAAGCACATTAAAAACGATAACCTGCTGGTTGACGTGAAGACCACTCCCTACTTATCAAAATTTAATTTCTCTGTCGATGATTACCGGTATTACGTACAAGACCCCTGGTACTGTGATGGTGTTAGCCGCTTCACTGATGAGCCGGTACGCATGGAATTCTTGGTAATACAGAAGTCTATCGAGTGCGGCCGGTATCCAGTAGCGGTGCTTAAACTGCCTTCCGAAGCTATCGAGTATGGCCGTGATATGTATCGCGAAGACCTCAATCGTTACGCAGAATATCTAAACTCCGAGCAGCCTTACGAAACAAGAGAGATTGATATGGGCTATCGATTCAACCAGAAAATAGAAAACCACTTTGGAGAAGTATTCTAATGGAAAACGAAAACGATTTATCAAGCACGGTAGTAGCCAAGTCTGACCAGCTAAATGCCGATGAGCTAATTGACCCAATTACCATTACGGTTACGCGAGTCGATAAAGTAGCTTCGAAAGATCAGCCGGTACTGATTCACTCCGCAGGAATACAGCCTTACAAGCCATGCCTGACTATGCGCCGCATGCTGATAGCCGCATGGGGCAAGTACAAAGATCAGTGGGTTGGTCGCTCAATGGTTTTGTATTGCGATCCAGAGGTTATGTGGGCAGGCAAAGAACAGGGCGGCGTGCGAGTTAGTCATGTTAGCGATATCGATCAGCCGGTAAGTAGAATGCTGGCGGTGACGCGGGGCAGGAAAAAGCTATTTACACTCCTTCCGCTTGTGGATACTCGGCAGATTACCGACGATGATCAGAAATGGATTGACGCGGTGATAGCCGATCCCGAGGTTTTAAATCAGATTAATGACCCGGAGTACAAGGCATTCATTGAAAGTAATCTGCAGAAAACTGCTCAATAAACATGGTCTTTCCCCGTGAAACGCGGGGCTTTTTATTCAGCGGAGAATAATATGGAAATGGAAAAGCAAAACATCGAAGACAGGGAAATAAACACCGTCCAAGTATGCATTGGTGTCGAGGGCGGGTGCGATCCATGCGAAGGCGAATATACGCTTAATATCTGTTCGTTTATAGGATCGCTTGATTTGCATTCTGTCGGTGGTGTTGACGATATCAGCTTGATAAAAGATTGCATCGAAAACGACTTTCACTTTGCGTTGCTGCCGAACGAAGGATGCGCCATGGTGACGCTTGAAGAAAGCGGCGAATGGGAAGACGTATTTTGGCACAAGTATTATAAAATCGTTCGCGTGACTATGGCTGAATATTGATGTCTGAAACATGGAAGGTCACCAACGCATCGAGCCTGACTGGATTTATTGCCCGGGCAACTAAGTTGGCTGAGGAAAATGAACAAATCGTTTTTTCATGGAGGGTTGGCCGTGATATGTCGGACGACCAGAGAAAAATGACCTTCGAGCTTTACACGCGCATAGGTAAGGCGCTGTATGGCGGCGACACGTCACACGCTCGGGCAGAGTGCAAGCTTACCCTGGGCGTCTTCATCATGCGCCGTGACAACGTTGAATACCGCGAGAAATACGACAAGATTATCAGGCCGATGGATTACGATACCAAACTAGAGCTAATGGTCGAGCCTTTAGAATTCCCGGTTACATCCTGCATGGGGATCCGCCAATGTCGCGAATTTATAGACATCGTAATCAAGACGTATACCGAGAAAGGCGTGGACTTTTCCCCTATTTTGAATAATCCGTATTGAGGTAATTATGAAAATTGAAAATAAAGAATTGAGCCTAAATCCGATATCGATAATCGACATTATCAAACACAGAAATGAGAGGTTTACACAGACCTTTCTCGTATTAGATCGAGCGCCTGATTTCTCATATGAGCGGATCGGGAACCATCTTATTGCCGAGGACTCTGGATTCTTTAACTTTTTTTACCATAGCGGCCCAACAAAGGCGTTCCAGGCTTTCGGTGGTCGAGAATTCACTATCAAAATGAAAGATGAGGATGACATTAAAGCAAATGGCCAGTGGTGGGATGGCATGCCTCCTGATTATTATGACCTTGTTTCTCAAAATGGAATAGGAACCATAAAAGGACTTAATGAGTGCAACGTGTTTTCGAGCTGCTATATCGACAAAGATATTGTTAGCTATTGGCTTGCAAATAATGACCCGAGCAATAACTACAATAAATATTGCGTGAGGGATAAAGATTACGGCATGCATAAAATTGTCAGTAAATGGGACAGGAATTAAGTCAACTATGAAAACAAACAAAGGCAAAGGTTATTTTTATCGGATGGGTCAGCGGGATTTAGTGTTCCATAAGTTTGAATATCACTTTGAGCAAATGAAGTTTCGTATGAAAGGCGGACATATAGATTGTTGGCCTGAATGGGCGCAAAAAGCATATCTTAATGGATTCAGGGGTTATGGATTATGAGCAAAAAACTCAGAGACAGCGCGCGCGGTCAAGATTGCCGACTTGAGATCCATCCATACTGCAACGGTAACCCCGAGACAACGGTTTTGTGCCACATAAATATCGATTCTGGCATGGGGCAAAAAGAGAAGGATCACTTTGGCGTTTTCGGTTGCAGCTCCTGCCATGACATAATCGACGCAAGGGTTCAAACGGATATCGATCCTATTGAGATTGAACAAATTAAACTTCGAGCACTAAAACGAACATGGTCATACTGGATTGGGATAGGGCTTATTACGATTAGATAATTGGAGAGTGATATGAATGGAACAGAATTGAAGCCAGCCAGATTGATGTATAGCAATATTTCTGGTGTCGGTAAAGAGATCTACGCAATGATCGTGAGAGAGGTTAAGTGCGTCGAGTTTGATAAGTTGCCCGGCCCTCACATAATTATGCACCCAAGAGCCGAAGGTCCAATGCGGTCTGTTGTAGCCTATGAGCCTTGGATTCAGTTCGAACCCAAAGAGTGGAGCGAAATGATAGAAGTCATGTTCCAGCAAATGGTGGATTTATGGAACGAGAAAAACGCTACCATTTCAGAAGATGATGCGCTTGATTTCATTAAGCAGGTGAGAGGTTATTAATCAGCCCGCCGAAATAGAAAAGACTGGTTATAGCTAATCAGACTTGACAAATTTTGCAGGAGGTATAGAGTTCGGTTTGTAGGCGTGTTGGAACGTCTTTAGAAAAGTTTAAAGTTTGCAGAAGGGTTATTTAATATCAAGTTCAGAGGCTATGGGTTTACACCTGTGACACCTGAACTGCCTTTCCAAACTGGGCTTGATATCAAATAGCCCTTTTTTGTGTCTGACCTTTACCGGGTGCGGTAACTAAGACTTCATATAGTCTTACGTAGCAACTTGAAAGCAGTTATCCAGACACAAATCCTTTCTAAAGTCCTTCCTTATAGCCTGTTTAGATGATGGTATTGATAGAACCGAAATATGTGTATGGCGTGCATAGCAAAGCATTGAGGATCTACAGTGAGAACCGAAGGCCAAGGGGACACTGGTAAAAAGCATCGACACTGATCGTAGCGCTTAATATCATCTTCTAAGCAAGTTATAGAGTCTATATTGAAGTGGTGGTTCGATTCCACAGACTGTGTACGGTGGTAGAGTTCAATTCTCTACAGGCGAACGGGGTAGTGAAAACTTTAAATGGTGCCCAGCCGATTCCAAAGTTTGGAAAAAGTGGTTCAGCCGGAAGCAGTCACCACCTCAATATAGATTCTCCTCTACCGAGTTAGTATTTGTGGTGTTGTTATCGTGGCTGAATGTAGAAGCCAGCATGATAGCCGGGAGCGCGCCCGAAGGCTGTCAAATGTGACGTAGGGAGGTCGAAATCCCATAGCAACCCTTCAAATACTATCTCTCGGTTACATTCAATGCTCAGGCAGATACCGATGAAAACGCAGCCGAAAACGTATTTCTACCGCACTAGCCATATACCGAAAGGTTACCGGCAAAGTTGGCTTCCCTCAGCGATAAGTTAATGGATAAGAAGGGTGTGGACTGTTCACTACAAGGGACAGGGCATAAACGGGTTAAATGACAATTGCCTTCGGGCAGGGCGACCTAGTAAGTCGATAAACTATACCCGATAAGTTTGATAATACGATTAGTAGATAAGGTAATAACACTAGGGTCAGATGATGTCCTTTTATGTCAACTATACGATTAAATAAGGTGATGATATGAATGCACAAGAAACAGAATTTAAAGCAATTGTAGTGGGGAAGAACTTACATACTGCTATCTCATGGCCTTCTTTTAACTATCTTAGAGCATGCCTGTATCCATCAATCAATGCTTGTTCTGATTCTGAGGAATGCAAGGCCACGCTGACAGTTAAGATTGACGGAAAAATTACGGACATTTTAGAACAGAGGCAGCCTTTTAGCGCCGATAGTAAGGTTGATATTCTGCTGTCTAAATATATGTTTTTATTGAATAACTATGACGAAGACGACTATCACGAATTACTCACAGAATATCCGGATGATGAAATACACAAAGTCACAATATCAATACGGATAGAGCTGAGCTAGCCACTACCCGATAAACCATAAACCGACAATTCTTAAAAGGTGAAATAATGGTAACTATCGACTTCGGCTCAATAATCCTAAAAATCCAGGGTGATGTTATTTGGCTAGAGCTACCAGACGGCGAGAGTATGGGTGTCGACAAAGAGGTGATAGAAAAGCTTCTTCTCGAATACTACGCTGATAACTTTTAACAGACAGACAGTTCTTAAACGGTGAATACGATGGAAGACCACAGAATAATTTACCCACGAAGTCAGGATTTAATCGACTTTGCATATCGGTACGCTAAAGAAGCTCACGGCGATCAGCGGCGCAAATACACTGGGGAGCCTTATATGCATCACCCCGTAGCGGTTGCGCATATTGTCATGGAAACAAACCCTGATTGCGATATGGTGTGTGCGGCGTTGCTGCATGACGTTATTGAGGATACTGATAGGACCTACGAGGACATTCGTGATGCCGGATTCATGTGTCAAATAGCAGACTTGGTTCTTGAGTTATCCGATGTATCAAGGCCTGAAGACGGCAACAGGGAAACACGAAAGGCCATGGATCGGGAACACCTTACAGGAATATCTAATCGCGGCAAAACCATTAAGCTCGCCGACCTGATCCATAACTCTGAATCGATAACCGCATACGATCCTAATTTTGCAAAGGTTTACATGGCAGAAAAAAGATTATTGCTCGATGTGCTCAAGGGTGGCGATGAAATGCTTATGCGCAAAGCAAGATCTATTGTCGATGATTACTACGAAGACCAACATTAACTTATCGTAACATTCCACCAGTCGGAAAGGTGCTATCTTGAGGTTAAACCAGTTTGGACCGCCAGCAGGAATCGATCACGGTAAGGCCAAGACAGAATTTGCAGTGGTTGAGAAATGCCGCGACCTCCACGAATACGACAACATGAATACCAGGCAAATATCTGAATTGATGGGGATTAGCAAAGAGACTGTTCGCGATTGGATTGAGCTAAAAACGCGAACTTATGGTTAATGAAAGGAGATAGTGATGAGCGATATTTTTTATAGTGAAAACGGCGAGGATTATCGACACGATGAATTATCTGGCGCTGCCGGTGCAATCCTAGACGATGAAACTGATCTTCATGTTGGTTTTTTATTCTCTGTTTGGCAAGGGATCTGTAATCCCCGAAAGGCTTCCAGTTATGCGCCTGATGTTTTAGAAGCGATGGAAAACGATGCTTACGATGAAATGCCTGAATTCTCCGATAGCTGGCCAGATGCTACGGTTGAGCAAAGAAAGGAATTAGCCGATAGCATCCTGTGGATTATTGATACATGGGCAGATAAATATCATCATCAGCCAAATTTTGGAGCGATGAGTGAGTGCAAAGAGCGCTTTTTCAAAGTAACAAAAATGGCCGAATTCACTGATGATATCGAATATATAGAAATAACCGATGCCGAATGACAAAAAGCCCAGAAAGAATCCGTTCACCGACTGCTGGTGTCATGCCAGGCTTTCCAAGTCGGTGGATCATTGTCCATATGAGAATAATCCATACCGGGGCGCTTGGTTGAATGCGTTTAATAAACATAAGCAGGTTGATTTTATCGGGAGTAAGAAATAATGAAGACTCGACCAATACTATTCAGCACTCCAATGGTTCAAGCATTATTGGATGGCAGCAAGGGAATGACGCGGAGAATTTTGAAGTCGCAGCCCGAAGGTTGTCAATTGATATCACGGGACGCTTGCTCGCCATCCGGCTATTCGTTTATTGCTGATATGTATGATGACGAATATATCAAGTGTCCCTATGGGAAAGCTGGCGATCTTCTTTGGGTTCGTGAAACGTGGAGGCCATCGGTTGACGGCGAAGTTTCTTGCAGCGAATATAAAACGGGCGAGTTTGTGCCAATTGAAAATACGCCAGAAGCTGCCGATGCATGGATAGAATCACGAAAGGCTGTAGAGCAATACCCGATACTTAAGCCACCTGTATGGCGGCCATCGATATTCATGCGCCGGTGGGCTTCACGCATCACGCTGGAAATAACCGATATTTGCATTGAGCGATTAAAGGATATTTCTGAAGAAGACTGCGTAAGCGAAGGGATAAAAAAGCTCCAAGGTGGCGCAATGGTCGAATTCAAAACATTGTGGGAATCGATTAATGGCAAAGACTCTTGGTGGGATAACCCTTGGGTTTGGGTAGTTAAATTCAATGTTCATCGATGCAATATTGACGACTTCGCGGGCAGAAAGAAATGAACAGAGTACAAAAACAAATCATCAAAGACGCCATCGACTATCCTGAAAATCTATCTGAATGGGAGTCTGAATTTATCGACAACATAGCCGACAAAGATGATGACTATGAACTGTCAGAAGAGCAGAATTCAGTGCTGAATAGAATCGGGTCGAAAGTTTAAGAAAGCCAGATGGTATCTGGATCGTGAAATTACACAATTGGATAAAGGTAATGGATAAAATAAAATTATTGGATCATGGTTTCGCTCGTCTTGTCGATCATATGGGCAGAGATTTGTCGATAGCGAGGAATGCCCGTGTATCCTACGACGCAGAATGGCGCGCAGGTGACGACGAAGGAAGTGACGCAAGGCTGATCAATTACCTTTACAAGAATGGCCACAACACGCCGTTTGAGGCTGTCACGTTCACATTTGACATCAAGGCACCTATATTTGTTTTTCGCCAATGGCACCGACACCGCACTCAATCATTCAACGAATTATCTGCGCGCTATCGAGAACTGCCCGAGGAATTTTATATTCCGGATATCGATCAAATCACAACCCAGTCGACCGACAATAAGCAAATGAGAACTGATGAACAAAATCAGCACGCGGAATTGATTCGTGCCGCGATGACCTGCCACAACAAAGAAGCGTTTGCGCTCTACCGTGGAATGCTAGATCAGGGATGCCCGAGAGAATTGGCGCGCTCTGTGTTGCCGGTGGCGACTTATAGTCATATGTTTGCAACGGTTAATCTGCACAACCTTTTTAGGTTTCTATCTGAAAGAATGCACGAACACGCGCAATATGAAATTCGGGTATATGCCAATGCACTGCTTGAGTTAATTGAACCGATTGTTCCTGTTGCGGTGGCAGCGTTTAAAGAAAGTATGACCGATGATTGATTTCACACTAAAAACAATCATGGTCACAATATGCACCTGCGCCGGACTGTTCTGTATCGAGTATTACCGGTCGATAATTAATCCACCGTGCATGCCGATATATATTGTTTGCAATATGGCAGATGAAGATTGCGCGAAGATGACGGATCCGGAGGGATAATATGTGCAATTGCGTAAATGTAGAAATGGGCAGCTATGATAATCAGGTCGTAGTTCCGGTGCCTGAATATATTGATCTTCGTATGAACAATCCTGAACAGTACCGACGAGAAACAGTTTGCATTGATGCCTGCCTATTCGATGAGATCAAAGCATTGTGGCGCGTAGGAATAACCACCACAGGCTGTTGCTGCGGGCACAATAAGATTCAAGGATATATTGGCGTCTTGGATAGAGATATTCACAAAATGAAAGCACTGGGCTATGTCGTCGCTCACAATACATGCAGGCCGGGCGACGAAGACAGCTTTATACCGAAGAGTGGGCTATAAAATGGCATTAAGAATTCGACAAAACGGTTCTGTTTTATGCGCCGCTATTCACAAGGAGCAATGCGGTGACATTTATATTCCCGACAATATCAGTGAAATATTAACAGGATGCACAGGAGAGATCCCTGTCTTGGTCACTGAGCCGAATGAAAAGCATATGAAGCATGGCCTTTGGTGGTGGGCATATGGAGCAATACCTGAGTGGGCTGAAATAGATTATTGGTGGAAGTAATGAAGATGAAATACTACACAAGCGAGGACGCCGGAAGCGGGCAACATGGAATTTGTATCAAGTGTAAAAAAGGCCCAACCAAAGAAGGTCACGACGGATGCATTGGTACCCTACCCTCGCCCACAGTAATGAATGCTTGTTGCGGGCATGGCCGGGATGAATGTGCTTATGTTCAGTTTTGGGATGAACCGAGAATAAGCGGTGCCGAGGCTCTTAAATATATCGATAACAGGAAATCAAAATGAAACAATCAGCGGAGTTTGAAGAATCAATGGAGCGCGCCAAGGACTTTCCACTAATCCAGACGGTTGCGCGTAGTAAATATTTGAAGCTGAACGATAAAATTGATGTGCTGGTTAGGGTTCAGCGTGAAATGGATAGACTAAATAAGAGGTGATTTATGGCTACTAAAAGTAAGTTCAGAGGACATGACGTTGAATATAGAAACGAAGAGTGGTTCTTTTGTGAAACTGGGTTATCAATTATAGAAACCCATATCGACATGCCGTGCGGGCATTGTGGAAGGGGCGATACGCCAGAGGGTCATGACGGCTGCTTGGGAACCTTGCCGGGGGTAATGAACGCATGCTGCGGGCATGGTGTAGAAAGTGAGGCATACATACAGTTTTCACCGGGTGTCGCTATATATGGCGGGGAAGCTGCGGGGGAAATTCACCGACTAAAAATGCAGGTTAACCCCCCTTCTTCAGCAAAGCCTTAACGATTTTCTCCCCGTTCTTATCAATAAACTCAATAATCTTGTAGCAGAAAAAGCCGCATATCATCAGGTATCCCGGCTTATTCGGTCCATCAGGCAGAAAGATATAACCAACAACGCCGATAAAGAATGCCAGCATTGATGTTGTGAGAAGGTGGCGGAATTTAAATTTGATGTGCTGCCGATCGATATAATAAAAATAATTGGCCAGCCCTCCGAACATCCCAATTAAGCCGGCGTCCAGATATTGGATATAATCATTGAAGGGTTGAATTAATATCGAAGTGTCCATTCATTTCACGCCGCCAGCCGATAATTATTCGTCGTCCTCTTCTACGAGCACCTTTATTCCCGACAGCACAGCCTTAATGAGAGTGTGGATCACGCCTATGTACGCGGCGGTCTCCAACAGTTCGGGTATTCGTATCTCGAACAGCACTACCATAATGACCAATATGGCCAAATTTATCTCGAATGACATCGGAGCCCACCATTAGTAGCGTCACCTCAATTGCGCAAAGTGCGGGGATTAAATAAATCATTGACCATATCTGCGTTGTCCCAAAGAATCTAAATTCTAATGGAATTCCGATATTGCATAGAACGGTAAATATTAAAGGGATTGAAACCAGTCGATAGGCTTTATTTGTAGCATCGATGAATTTTAAAAGTGCAAAGATATTGAGTGCGGCAGGAACGATGTATTGTGAGAAATCCAGAAGCCTGGTTATCGAATCACTCGCCGGATATATTGCGTCACGACCATCAATCCACATTGTTGTGCAATGGCCTATAAATCCAGCAAACAACAGCACCCATGCATACATGTGGCAAAGTCGGGTTTTCTGTTCTGTCGTACTTAGATTGGCTGCGAAACCGGCAATGACCGCAAATAGAATAAACGAATATTCCATTACTTTTCAGGATTTCGATCGCGCGGCTTTGAAGTCTGACCACCGGCTCCTTTGGGTTTTGATGCGGGTTTATTGGTTGATGCGGGAGTGGGTTTCTTAGCCATTTCGATTTCCTTTATACGATAAGATTTTATGCGATGACTTGATTATATCCGAAAACTGTTTTTATTCCACCTCTGCGGACCACCATAATTTTACATCGAAGCCGGGGCAGTATGATTTCTTTGAATCTAAGTCGGAGTGTCCAAGTACTTCGGCGTCGGGGAATTTGAAACGAATGGTTGCTATGTAATGCCTGAGTGATTGTAGCTGGTTCATCGTAGCATCGCCGCCACGGCCTATTAAGCAAACGCCTACTGAGTGTTGATTGTGGCCGTTAACGTGCGCGCCTGACCAGTATGTAGGCCTTCCCTGCTCTATTGCACCGTTCTCGAGTATCACAGAATTATATCCAATGCCCCACCAGCCCCTGGCCAGATGCCACAGGTGAATAGTCTCGGCATTATCACCGCGGCCTTGTGGTGAATCGGAGCAATGAACAATAATCTTTGTGATATTCACTTCTCATACCTATCAATCATCTTTTGTGCAGAATCAACCTTTCGCTTTTTCTTAAACAGCTCCTTTAGTTCGGGCTCTGATTTATTTGCCCTAACTTCCAGCTCTTCAACTCTTTCCATTAAATCATCTACACGCTGCGACTGTAATATAACGATCAGTGCTGAAAGAGATTCAACGGCCCTTTGTTCAACTTGAACGACTTCCTTTTTAATCTCTTTAACGTCGACGCTCTGGTCGTGCCTAGCATCTACAGCAAGAACGCTTCCGGCAATAAATCCTATCGATACGAGAATCGCTGAAGCTTCTTTCCACCTTGATAGAAATTTATTTACCACAAATTTCACCTGAATAATTGTCCATATCATGGCTTTTAATCGGTCCCAGATTACCGCCGATTTTCTTCATCCTGATATCGTGCTTAAAAAATGGGGGAACCATGGGAACAATATCATTGCCGTATCGATAGCCGATTACGTCGATGCCTTTCAGTGACTTCAGTCGGCCAACTCTCGGAGGTGCAAACGCTCGAACCACTTTGACATTATAGCCACGGCGGGCAAGGAATGCGGCCACGATTAAACAGATTGCAGCGCCAAGGCTATGACCAGAGAGGTACAGTGGCGTGGTTTTGTCTTCGATCATTAGTTCGACGTTATCGCATATTCTGACGGCTGCTTTGGTAAAGCCTGCGGGATGCCAGCCGAGCCCGGGAGTCCATACGGGGAAGAATCGAATATCAGTGAGAATGTCTTTCAATAACGATGATACAGAATGGCCGTTTTTGTTGGTGCCGCGAAATGCAAACGAGAATCCATCGGAATATGGCTGAAAGTAAGCCTCGACATTGCCGTCCACAATATTCGACATTTCATAGGACTGTTCAGCAAACCCCGCTAAGTCTTGGTCTACCTGGGGGAATTTCACTGGAAATCTAAATCGGTTATGGTGTTTTTCTTGGTAGTGCTGACAATACAGACGCCATCGGAGAAATTGATATACAGTTTCACGTCGTCCATGCCTTTTTTCGTGCCCTTGCAATAGAGAACATCTCCGGAGAATACTTGATAAATCAGACCAGCTTTGCCAGATGACGCCATGACATAATTAGTGCTCTCGCTTTCAGAGCCAATACCAGTAGTTCCGCAACCCATAAGAAATATTACTAAAACATAAAGAATATTACGCATATCACTCACCTGTATAAGTAAATCGAATTAAACGTTCAACCCATGGCGCCGGGTGATCTTTATCGCCGAATACTTTGAAGCCATGATTTACGCCATCAACAATGTAGAGCTCGCCGGTAGATTTTACGGCAGCCATTCGACTGGATTGCTGAGAGCTGACAACCGTGTCATCACTGCCATGAAATAATAGGTATTTTTTAATGGGGAACCGGATATTGATTGGCGAGGCTGTCTGCTTCTTCCTGCCACTGCCACCGGTATAGGTGTCGATCATTCTTTGAACGGTTAAACTGAAATCATGTTGCCTGGTAAGTTGATACGCGCCATAGAAACCGATAAAGCCGTCAATGATGCTTGGGTAATATGCATAAGTCAGCGCCGAGATGTTCGCCCCGGCAGATGTTCCAAGAAGCACAACACGGGATGCGCCAACACGCTTTTTGATCTTCATTGCGGCAATCATGACGTTGTGTGTAGGTCTGGGCTTTGGCCCTGTAACGCTCAACGGTGCGGTCGGTGCACCATTCCGCGCGAGAGTGTAATTGACTGATGCGACGTTTAAACCGTATCTGGCGGCCACATACTTTACCGCCTCACCTTGATCGAAATTTGCCGCACGCTTATCGCCTTTAACCCAACCGCCACCGTGGACCAAAATCAATAATGTTTGGCTCTGTCCAGTGGCCAGATCATACCGGTGTTGTGGTTCTGGTCCGTACGACTGGTCAGGGAAATATTCAGCAAAACACGATAAGGGGAATGATAAAATCAGGAATATTGACCATTTCATACTTGTAACCCTGTTAGCATTTCAGTCTGTTTAGCTTCATCAATGTACAATTGTTCAGCGGCTGCAAAATGATTGACGGCTGCGATATAATCATCATGACCGATCCAGATTTTTTCACCTTCAACGTTTATTTCACGGGCAATGTCGACGAAGTAATCGGCTACAGCGTCACCGGCTGCAGCGGCGGTTTTAATCGCCCCGTAAGCAGCAACACCCGTTAACTTTATAACTTCGGAACCGGTTAGATATTTTTTATAAACAGGTTCGGCGGGGGGTAATTCGACCGTTGGCCGTTCCGCTTCGGTTCGGTTTCCGGTGTAGTTAAAATATACAAAACCAGGGGAAGACATTACCTCCCCCTCGTCGTCCTTAAAAACAGGGGGGACTTGGTGTAAGATAGGGCCGAACAGTTCGTCCGACTCCCCGTCGTAATCGATTAGACCACCGTTGTTATGCTCAATAGCTATTGTTCTGCTCATGCGAAAAACGCCTCCCCTGGTGCAAAGTTTTCTTTATTTCCGACTGCTTGAAACCACCTATCCAAGTCTACGCGGTCTTTCGATCTTTGCCCGTATATAGGCTGGAAGCTGGCGGTGCCCGTTACCTGTGCGTCTGAAATCCAAACAACTGAATCATCGCTTATAACTTGCGCCACTAGGTTACCGTTCGTCGAGTTGTCAGCAGGTACACCGCTATCAAGACCCCTAACAGGAAGGGGCATAGGCATATTCCCATCGTACGGCATAATTATCGTTTTTTGTGTAGAACCTCGCTGCATAACGAACGATATAGCCGGACCGCTTAAGTCGTTGTTATCGGCCCGCAACCACGAACCTATAAGTATCTGTTTATCAGCGGTCATATACGACATGCGCATATTAAACGACTGGTTAGTACCGCCGGAATCGACTTTCAAATCAACCGCGTTCTGTTTAACCCCTGCGTTCGTATATTCCTCTTTCTTGGCTAAGCCTGTGGCGTCGTCCTGATACACGATAACCCACGTACTGTTGAATGGATCAGAAGGATCGAGCGGATAGAAGACTGGTTTAGATGATGGGTCGAATGTTACTGCTCCGCTACCCGCCGCCCAGACTGTCACCGCCGCCCCCGTTGCAATATCGACTTCAATTAATCTTAAGAACGAATTTACAGTGACATTGTTATTGGTAAGCAAGTACATCTTCTGGTTTGTAGTATCTTCATAATATAAACCTGTGGCACCACCTAGTATTTGCCCCCCAGTATTAAACAAGGTCGCCCAATCCACCGCCCCGCCAGGACGCTTACCCCGTCCCATAGATACGGCTGTGCTTAATGACGGGGCGACAGGAACAGCTATACCCGCGTAAACGTTACCCGCTATAGGTAAGTCGCGACCAACATCCCACGGGTAGTTGCTGCCTCCCCCGGTGGTGAAACTCGTATTGTACGCATTGATTAGCGTGGCTGAATTGTTGGCAGGCTTTACACCTAGAAACCCTCTGCCTCCACCAAATCTATCATCAAAGTTTGTCATAGTGTTGCCCCTACAGTGCCGACTACAATTATTTTCCAGCCGATTAAGCCGGCGACCCATACAGCGGCAATTTTTGTGTTGTCTGCATTTGTTGAATTCATGACGAAATCTGTTGCCGAGCCTTCAATGCTCTGGCTATTTCGTCCAATAGTCAGCGCGTTTACAGAATAAAGCTGATCTGTCACCTGCTCGAAAAACACAGTCGCGCCAACGAATAGATCTGCAATCGGCGGCAGATTCACAGTTAATGCCGCGGAAGAATTGGCCGGTTGAACATTATCACCGACGGCGGCAGTAGTTGCATCAGCTCTACTAATACGTTTACCGCCTGTTGCGATTGCCTTATGTGTTTGAAGGTTGTCATCACCGACAGCGGGAGTTAGTGTTTGACCAGACTCGGTGATGGCATTCTGGACATCATTGGCGAAATCATTGAACTCATCCGCATCGAGCTGGCCTGTTGGTCCACCGGTATTGTCAAACTTCGGCGTTAAATCTTTCACTTAATCGACTCCAAATATTATGTCGCAATTGTCTGGCTTCAGCTTAGTGAACAAACATTCCAGTATTGCAAATTGAGCACTACCAAACAGTATAGGAAATATTAGCGGAAAATTGTTACCAGAAAAGGGAAAAGTAACAACGATGGTAAATTGTCCCTCTGGTTCTGCTATCCCCGCATCTATGCCAGATCCTACAATAGTACCGGGGAATCCCAAAATTGTTGCTAAATTAATAAAATCATCGCTTGTCTGAACACCTAATGAGGCAAGCTTAACCAATACGTGCAGACGCCTTATTTCTCGATCGGGTTCTTCTGCCCCCGGGAAGCATTCATCGGGTATGCCGACAGCCTGTTCCCAGTTCTCCAAAAACGATGTGCCTGGCTGCGATGGTATGAATTCGCTGTTGTATACGGCCATGAAACACTGAACATCCAGCAGTACACCGGATAGACCGAGCAATAAAGCATTTGTATTTGTGAGCGGTATTAATGCTGATTCCCATAACTCGCCACCAGGCAAATACGCCGCTAGTGATTCCTGCGTTTCAATCAGTAATTTATTGTCTATTACCAATCCTGTCATGGGAGCGCCGTATAGTCGTCTGTGCCGTGCGTTGGAAGTTCGCCGGTGCCAACAGTAATATCGCCTGTCGGCGAGCTCAATTCAAACGATGTGACAGTGAAACCGGTGTCTGGGTCGATAGTGTTGAATATGGCGGCCCTGTATGCGTCTTGATCAATATCAACATTAACATCAACTTGTTCGCCGAAGAACTGATCCAAGTTAGCAGTGACCGCAGATCTCATTGTTGTCGAATCTGGCGCAAGGCCAGTAAAAACGAAGTTTTGAGGCAGTGCCGTTGGTGCGGCTGTATCCACAAAGGAGTCAGGAGTATTGGCCGGGGTAATCTCTAAAACAGCTGTATTTACATCGGCGATTTCCGGAGCCGTCGGTATTGGGTCTGCGTCAAGATCTCGAGTGAAGTATATCTGAACTCTGCCCAAAGGAATCACGCCGGTAGAAACAATCGTTCCAGTGGCTGGTGTCGATGGTGACCCGGAAACCAGATAAGCAAATGATGTCGCGCTTATGACTAAAACAGATGCGTCGGTGACGTTGTACGCTGCCTCGACCGCGCCAGTAACGGTTATTTGCGCAGCGTCAAACAATCCATGCGGCGAAGCCGTCACAACCTTTGCGAAAATATCGAACCGATTGATTGAAGTAATACTGACCGTGCCTATTTGCTGCCCTGATTTTTGAATGAATGTGCGGGTAACACCTGGGACTTCAGCTCTAATCTGTTGATCGATATCAGGCGTGGCAAAGTGAGATACAGGATTTCTTATCTTATCGGTATAACGCTCTTTATATTCGGCATCTGTTTCCTCATCAGCGCCTCCGGACATTTGGGAAAAATCAACATTGGCAACATTGTCGACGCCGGCAATCGGAGAAGCCAGGGAAAGAGGTGCATCCAATAGTTGGTTAGTTGCCGCGCCAAAAGGATCCTCTGGGTTTACAGGAACTAATGCTTGTAGCGGTACGCTTGCCGATGTGAAGTCAGCGGTTATGGTTCCTGTCGCTGGAGAAGTTGGTGTTGTTGCGATGGAGTAGGTAAATGTTTTAGCGCCGGTGACCTGTATTACCTGAGCGCCGTTATATTCAGTTTCTACGGCCCCCGCTATCGTCACGGCGACGTTTGACCCGAGCAAGTGATCATCGTCGGTGGTTACGGTTACAATGGTTCCCAGCAAAGTAATACTGGCTACAGTGAGGCTTTGAGCGGTGACAGTGGCCGCAGCGGTTGATGAATATTGAACGCCAGACAATTGATAGACGGTTGATATTGGAATAGGTGATGTTGCAACACCGGTCGCCGCTACATTGCCGACTGATCCTGTCGCCGCCGTTCTATCGCCAATATAAATGGATCCCCATCGGTCCGCGAATTCATCCTCCGCGGTGTCCGGCATGTTCTGCTTAATCGCTTCTTTAAGCTGAAGAACATTGTCGAAAGCTCTGTTTGCGCCGGCAATAGGAATGGCACCAAGCCAACTAGCCTCGAAAAATACATTAGGCTTATTTACATTGGGTACTTTTTCAAGCTCACGCTGAACATCGGTGAGTGATTTTTGCACCATTTCATCGGCTGTTTGCGGTAAGTTGTCTTCAAAGGCCATTATTCAGTCTCGGTGATTCCGCTGCGATCCCATAGCGGCAATAATCTTTTGTCTATCTGCCCGTTTGGTCTTTGTGTCTGGATCAATAAGTTCACTGAGCCGTTGGATAGATCAATATCACTAACAACCCTCAAAGCATAGTCCTCGTTTATAAGCCATGCCAAACATTCATTAGCGGCTGAAATAATGCCATTGATTACCGACCGGGTTAGTCTTGACTGATAGTATAGCCAAATCTTTGAACCCCTTTCGAAATCCGGTGTCGATTCGTTACCTATCCAGCCCCTTCTAAGCTCTGGCCTTTCAACTTCAGATTCAGACGCGCGCTTTTCTTCATAAACTGAAACCAGTATAGCAGTATCGAAAAACGATTCAGTTTCAGCGTCGCCGTTTTCAGCAATACTGAAATCCCATGTCTTGCCTTTTGGCCTGTTTAATACCGCGTCTGTCATATGCTACAACCTAATTCACTGGATTTTGATTGTACAGCTGCCACTGCTTCGGCTTGTTTGGTTATCGTCGCCGCTTGCAGTGCCAACAGTTTGGTGGAAGGTCCTGAGTATGTGGCCACCACTGCCGTGATCCAGTCGACGATCTCGCCCAGATCCGCGCCGGGAACAGTGAGCAGCGGCAACAACTTGGCTAGTGAATCCGTAATTGAAGCTAGAGATTCAGTAAATATACTTTCTATTTCCACGTTTAATTCAATTAATTCAGAACAATCTTTAACTCCGTCCACTCGCTTTATGAGTGAGTCATAATATTCAACAGTTGCCATTATACTATTCCTGTAATTATGCCATCTTGAACAGTAATCACTTTCCCTTCACCACTTGAGAAACTGCCACTAGCCCCCGTCCCAACTGACACAGACCCGATAACAGTGAGAAAGTTTACATTGTTCCTGCTCTCATTTGCATTGGTTTCGAAGTTTGCGGACGGACCTTCAGCTGTCGCTGAAATATCAGTGTTTTCTTTATAGATTATACGGCTTTGTGTCAATGGATTAAAAAACGCCACCTCACCGCGCTTTAAATCTTTAACCCTATCCTGTGAGCGATCTGGAAGCAGAATAATATTGCCATCGTCGCCGCCGACTAGAGCGAATAAACACAGAGAATTTTCAGGTAGATTGTACGACATGCCATAAGGCGCATAAATCTCAGCGTCATCAACATCACCGTTTTTTGAATACTGCTGGATCCTAACGTCTTTATCGTCAGTACCCTCTTTTGTGATGTTTGCGCGGTCAAATCCCAAAGGGGCTGTCCTTTTTTTCTACCGGTGGCGGCTCTTGTAGTGAGACATTATAGGAATTTCTATCAACAAGTGAAAGTTTCGACAATGTACCACCTGATCTGCTTTGGTGAAAGCGAACACTATCAGTCAGCATTATCTCATTTAGCCCGGCATATTCGTCGTTAACAGGAACCAGCTTATTGATTTCCCAAATCTTTCCACCCTTTGGCCTTACGCCTTGGACGGTGACCGAATAGTCACGGCTTTTGGCGCGTCGAATGTTGCCTTCCCATGTTGCCCGGGACTGACACTGTTCTGATGAGGAAGATTTTTCAGCCTTTTTAACCAGCTGCCTATTTAATCCGAAATCAATCATTGTCTGGTCTTCAGCGCTGCCGACCTGGTTAACCGATTCCTCTGGATTTAATGAACCGGCAAAAACACTGGCTGATTCGTTTAACTGGGATTGAACAAAATATTTATCGTATCGCCTGGATAGGTCATAGGAAGCAGAGCCATCAATGATATTACCACCACCGCCAAACAGATTGGTCAATGTAACGTTTAGCTCTTCTGTGCCAGTTCGATCGATAACGATATTGCCTAAAGCATCGGAGGTCAAAAGCACCTGTCTTTTTAGCGCGAGTTTATTGGCATACTCGAAAGCATTTTCACCGACGCTGGCACCAATTTTATCCTCAGTCTGTGAGAAGTCAGCTAAGCCTGAAACGTTATTGACAATAGATAATGTTGATTTGAGCTGTGTTAAAGCCTTCTGAATAGCTGCTTCTAGCGATATGTCGGTTAATATGGAGAAAGGTAGTAGTGATGAATCAATGAAGTTTGCGGCCTTGCTGCGGCCAGTCATTGTGATTGTATGGCCTTCTTTATTGTATCCCGGGGTAACTCTGAAGATATTCCCATCAATAAACAACTCGTTATCGATAACAATTTTTACAGCTTCACCACCGGTGAAAGGAATGGCCCTGTCATTTGGTCTGGCAATGACTATTGTGAAGTCCCTGACCAGGGCCCCCAATGACGCACCACACTCAACCGAAATTAATCGTTCATATTGAATGCCCTTGGCGTCTACAGTGATCATGCGGTCAATATATCAACTTCACCGCTATAATACGATACGTTGATATCTTTGTTGAGATTTATCAAATCCTCGGCAAGCGCGCTATCACCGAAAAAATCAAATGATACCAGCCTAACCGGGCGCGTGTTAACTTCAACCTGATCAACTCTTTTTGCAGATAGCTTTTGATCGTTTAATACCGCTTGCGTAGTTACCCGGATATCATCGAGGCTATTAAGAACTTCTAAGCTCAAGCTCATGCCACCACCTTTTCAAAAACTGATTCAAGATTGTTGGAAACCGAATCTATCTCGTCGACAGTACCGTATTCAATCAACCCTGCAGCCTGGTAAGCAACTGCAAGCGCGGATCCCTGTATAGTCTTATTCAGAGTGCTGTTGTTCAAAGCCCTCTCAGAGAGCCCTGTGGTGGTTTCAACGATAGGCGTGTCATCGTCACCGAAATCAAAGAACCGCCCTGATACCTCAAGGATTTGCTCTGGTTCGTCGTATATATTGGCAATGTCGCCCATTAGGTCAGTTATTTGTATGCCAAGCTCTTCAGGGTTGCTAATTAAACTGTTGATATTTTTTGAGAAGTCATTAACCGCGGCCTTGAATCCATTGGCCAGCCCGCCCGATATGGTTGCGGTGGTTACATTTTTAATCAGCGATATGACAAAGCCATCGAGCTTACCTTTTGCCGACTCAAAGTTTCCAGTCGATGTGCTTGTGACCTTGAATTTATCTTTGACCTCGGTAGAAAATGAATCCAACACGACTAGTTTTTTCTGCGTAATCTCGCTACTGGTATTAATCAGCTTTGTCGGAATGCCTTCTGATTCGTCAAGCTCAAAAACAAGTGGGATTTCCACCCTGCCAAGCGCGCTCATCCTTTCTTCGAAATCGACGGGGAATGCAACAATATTTTCTATTCGGCCATAAAACGGATGAATCAGCGTTCCCTTTCCACCCTCTTCGATTTTGGCAAGTAACCTGTCCCTATCCTGTAAATAATTGGTTCCAGTGATGACGGCAGTGAGTTGGTACCCTCGAGGGTTTAGGCCTTGATCCTCAATAGAATTTTTGTTGCTGTTGATAAACTTGTGAATTATTTGAGCACGGCCAACTCTTGTCCGGGAAACAGTACAAGGAAACTCTACACCTTTGAAAGAGGCTGTGTGTAACTGTTCAATCGTCATCCTGCCAACCCTAAGCCAATATTGCCTTGTGCGCCCTGGAAGTTGCCACCAGAGCTCACAGATTCGACGTTGTTGCCCTTATCCCTTACGACTATCTCGCCGCTAACAGTGGCGTTTGCATTAGCGCTGGCGACCGCTGGGCTCGCCGTAGGTGGAACAAATGATGATTGGGGGCCTGTTGCGCCCTCGGGGCCCAAGCCAAGGAAGCTGCCGCCTAGATCGAACGCGGTGCTTAGGTCGAATTGGCTAAAGTCCAGAGTTGCAAATGCGGCGACTACCTGGGCTACGACTGTCGCTATTCCTTTCAAAATAGCGAGAACGGGTTTCACAACAAAAAGAATGACCTTGAATGCGGCGGCAAACGCCACGGCTACAGAACCAGCCGCAGACGCCAAGCCAGTTAGAAGTAAGCTGAATGCTTCCACGTCGGAGGAATCGAGACTACCGAGAAACTTGTTGATGCCGCTGGTTAGAAAACCAATAGAAGGAAGCGTTTTGTCAAAAATACTCGAAGCCAATAAGGAAAGTTTGACTTTCATTCCTTCCACGCCAGAATTAAATGTAGCCATTCTAACCCTGGCTTGTTCGGTCGCTACGCCTGTGGTTTTCAGCTTCTCGTTTAATTGTGTTATCAAGGGAATGTTTCTAAGCAATGCGCCGGCAATTTTTTGATGCTCTTCACCAAATAACTTTGATTTCAACTGTGCCTTAGCTGCGGATCCTTCTGTTCTCTCGAGCATATCGGCAACTTGGGACATTACTCCGTCAACGCCAAGATTTTTAAAATCAAACCCTGCCTTAGTCAGTTTTATGAATATCGCTTGCAGACCGGTACCCGCCTGACTAGCGACAAAACCACCTTTAGCAACAACCTGTATGGCTGCGTTTAACTCTCTGAAATTTATACCCGCATCGACAGCAGAGCCACCGGCTATTAGTATAGCCTCTCCTGTATTTCGTATTTCTGATGACCCAAACTTGGCACCGGCAGCCAGGATATCGACAAACTTTCCTGCCTGATCTGCGCTTTGTCCAAATATGTTCAAACCCCGGGCAACTGTATTTACCGCTTCCTCCATTTCAATGCCAGCAGCGTTCTTCAGCAATAAAACCTGCTCAGTTACATCGGATAATAGCGCGGTATTTTCAAGAAGTTCAGGTTTTGCAGAAGCGACAGATTTGAACGCAAGCGCCACATCGGTAGGCATAACACGAGAAGCAATAGCGAGCTCTTTAACTTTACTCTTCAGGAAATCAAAGTCACCACCAACGGCGCCGGTAATAGCCGACAAGTCAGCCATAGAGTCTTGAAATTTTGCACCCTCCTGTATCAATTTCAAAAGACCTAACCCTGCAATAGCAGTAGCAGCAAATGTCTTTATCTCAGAAGTTAGTTTCGATGATGCTTTCTGTGTGAGATTTGTTTCTTTCCGATAGGCCTTAAGCTTTCGTCTGGCAATTAATGCCGCTGCCTTTACTTTCCTGAGAGCTCTTTCCTTTCTAGATAGCGTTTTAGCAGCACCCAACGATTCCCTTTTTATTTTAGAGATATTGTCAGCAATCCTTTTCGCTTCTTTGGAAAATTTGTTCTTAGCTGTGAAGACCCAGCTCACATCAAATGACATTACCCTGACTCCACTATTCGTTTCTCTTGTTCGGCAGCCTTATTTACTACGGTGATTTCGGCAAATAATTCATTAAGAGGTAGGTTGATTAGTCTTTCTATCGGTGACCCGCCATTCGTGAACCTGGTCACCTTGTAGCAATCTAGCATTAAATCATCGTAACTCGTCGATAAAGTTACGAATTGATAAAATTTCCGAGATACTCCCCCGCGAGTTTATCAAAATCCCCGGGCGTCATGTCGTCGATATTGGAACCATTTAATTTGTGATCGTTCTCGCCGTCGATATATGCGACACCTGAGATAAGCAGAGCTTTCATGTAAAGAGACATTCTGGATCCGTCACCTTTATCACAATATGACCGGAACAAACCCAACAATAATTTACCGTTTTCTATTTCGGTTTTACTGTCTTTGTCTTCCTTTTTGGATTCCTTGTTGGCTTCGGAGGCCTCAACAGCTGCACTCTTTTCGTCTTCGTCCATCGTATTGGCCATATTAGCCATGGCATGAGCATAAATCTCACGGATAGGATCAGCCTTATCCAATTGCTTCATTGAAAAAGGGGAAATGCGAATAAACTTCGCCGTTACATCTTCGCCTTGAAAATGATATTTAAACCCGTCATCTAAAGTAACGTCGACACTCATATTAAACCGCCTGGTCGCACTGGAATTCTACGGGGATTTCGCCATCTGCGCCGTGAGAACGTTCAGGGTCATCAACAACGGATGCATTCTTGAATGTTCTGCGGAATGATTGCTCAACACCGCCAACTGTTTCAATGCCCGTATCGGTTACGGTATTTGTGTTGAGTGCATCTTGCCACCCATCAATCAAACCCTCATTCACAACGCTCGGCAATAGCACGAAAGAAACAGAACCCATTGAGTCCTCGAAATCCTGCGCAAAATCCTGTGTGCGAACATTGCCGACAACGACAGTGCGAACCTTTGATTTAGCTACGCCGCGCTTGTACTTGAAAGAATTCGGCTTTATGGCAACAGGGTCGCCGTTTACCGTAATCGTATCATTCGCAATAGACATTTTTAAGCTTCCTCTGTTTCAGTGACACCCGAGCTTTCAACAACATCGAAAACGATTTCAATGGTGCCATTGAGCTCTCGAAGCTGTACGTTGATTGGAGTTTTAACGGTCCATGTAATAGAACCGGTTTGAAGGTCTGGTACGACAACCATGTTTGCAATGAAGAAATTAAGCGCCTCTTGGCCACCCTGAGTAAGAACAAATCCCGCTTCGGCCAAAATGGTATAGAACTCTGTTAATTTTGCTTCGAAAAGTATCTTGTTAACCATTGGCCGGCCAGCAACTACGTCCCCACCAGTCAACCGTGATTGCGCATATGTTAATCTCAAGTTGCTGTCGTAAAATTCTCGGATCCCGGTAGCAGTATCGAAATAGTTTACAAATTTAAATGAATCGTCTGGGTTTCCACCTGAATCGGTAGTTCGCAGCGTCATCTGCTGGCCCAAAACAACTTTGTTGCCGGCTTTGTTGTTGCCCATTACTGACAAGCCTGCATCGTTGAGCTGTTCAATTTCAAGTCTCGTCCATCCGATACCCTGGGTAGATGGCAATAGAGCATTAACCGGAGTATTTGCCAGAGGGCGCGAGGCTAATGCGGGACCACCAGTGCCATCTAAACCAGATGCACCGACATTCAAATCAGCGATCGCAGCGCCAACAGTTAATTTAACGCTTCGAAGTGCGCCAGCATAAGCCGCCAAAACATAAGGCAGCTCTGATCGGTCGTTCCCTTTTATAGTCGACGTGCTGATCAGTTTCTGTGAGTGGTAATTAATAAACGTATTCTCAGCTGCAGCAACAGCCAAGTGATTAGATAACGTATCTGAGGCTGCGACATGGCCCAAGCCGTCCTGAATGTCATCAGTAACATTGAATCGAGCGTCGACTAATGCAACCAGCTCAGTAAGATCATTGGACCAGCTCCAAACAATAGCCTGGTAACGAGTATCGCCGATGACATCAAAAATTCCTGTCAATGTTGGGTCGGTTGCTCCGCCTGTCATAGCGGTTACTGTTTGAGTTATTCCTGCAACAGTATCGCCGACTTCCAGGTGGATTCCATTACCTTCTGTGCCTAGATTCTGTGCCGTAAGAGCAACACTACCAGCTGTATTAACGCCGGTAACAGGCGCGCGAAGATTGGCGGTAATTGCCGCTACCAGTGCGGCTCCGACAACGGTGGCCGTATCACCAATGGCAACAGCTATGGATAATTTGTTGTTACGCTTGGACCCAACTATGGCGGTCAGCTCACCCGCTGCAGTAGCGGTGCCCGTATATGCAATTGATCCTGTGGCCGCCGTTCCTGCTGCGTCAGAAAGGAATATGGCATCAACGGCGGTATCAGTATTGGCCCGACGAATACCGCGAACGACAGCGGCACCCATTGAGGTAATCCCCGACAGGCCATCAGCATCAGCCTGGATATCAGTATTCAGGTCTCCGGAGGTTGCGGTGCCCGCGGCGGTCTTCTGACTTGCCACAAGGATTCGCTGCGGTTCGTTGGCGACCTGTACTACGGCCCCGGTCAGTGTGGTTGTGGTTTTGGGGAAGCTTATCTTGGTCATTACGAATCGACTCCAATAGATTTAGTTGGTTTGGCTGTCTTCTTCTCAACAATGGAAACACAACCGTCAATGTCAGAATCTTTAATGCGATCTCTCCAGTACTTCGATGTAGGAATACCATTGTTCGCACTGACTTTAATCTTTTTGCCTTTTGGGTAGCCTGGCAAGTCCACATTAATCATCAGTTCAACATGGCAATCTTTACACGTCATAATAGCCTCACAATGGTTCGTCGTCTAAATTTATGTCATCAAGCAAGGTTTGATCGCCTTGATCAGTAGTAATACTACCAGCAATATCGCGAAATGCCACATTAAAGGGTTCAACCGCCAGATCTTTAGTGCCGATTTCCTCCATAAACTGGAATTCTACGCCGTGCGTGTAAACAGCACCGGTATATTCAACGACTCCCGCGGATATAAATTTGGACACGGTTTTTGAATCGGTATCGAAATCAGTACCCGGTGACCAGCCAACCAATGCACGTATCATGAATCGCTCAATATCGTCCATTGTGTCGCGCTCATCGGCGCCGGAAGTAGATTGTGTGACTTTTTGAAATATCAAAACACTGAAGGCGTTTAGAACCTGTTGCCTGTTATCACCCGATACGCCGCCTGAATCAACACCATCGTTCAAAGCTGATCGCGACCTGGATACAACCCTGTCACCGACCACTACAAAAGCGACCAGTTGATTATTAGAGATATCCTTGGTTTCAAATACCTCTTTGGCTCGTTCGATAGTCACTGCTGAATAAATTCGGATACCGAGAACTACGCTTGCATTGTCGACGTTTGCGGGCTCTGTCAGTGTTACAGGGAGCTCATAGGTAAATGATGTCGCGCTGGGTACACCGGTTATGGTCACTAGTCCGCTGTAGCCAAATGGAGATCCGGGCAATACTAACAGCGGGCTTCCTGTTGATGATGCTGGCCCGGAATCTGCAACCTGAAACGTGAATTTTTTCCTGTTTGGAACAGTTCCTGTCAACTTGAAATCAAAAGTGTCATTGAATTCTGCCTCGTTAGCGCCCTCAATCGTGATGGTATCAAACCAGTTTTCGGTCAAATCGTGATTTGTGGCAGTGATGGCCGTTGCTGTTGTTCCGGAACGTGTGATAGATGTGATTTCAATAGGTGCAGCAGCGCCAATGACGTAAACAGAATCGCCAATGCTTTTACCGTGCGCGGCGGTTGTTGTTGCTGTTGCAGTGGTACCCGATGGAGTAATTGACACCAGCGAGACTTCCCGGGAAAACCTGTCGGTTAATTTCGGTATCTCGTCTTCAAGCCTTTTTTCAATATCTCTGGCTTTCATGGCAGTTTGGTTAATTCTCTTTCAATGTTTGAAGAAAAATCGTTGTGTGCATTCTTCTGCGTGGCCCTGACTGTATTTCTAAGGCCTGGCCTGGCAGACATTTTACTGGTGCCACTTTCTAGAAATTCTGCGTGCTCAGCGCCCTTGCCTGATCTTATACCCCATTCCAATTGATCGGATCCAGATATTTGATAGCCACGGGCTTTACGCATTGTGCCTGTTTGATTTGCTGGTGTCTGCCCCGGTGCTGATGATTTGTGCCTGCGGCGTGCACCGCCTCGAATTCTCTTTACATAAACCTTGCCGCGTTTGTTTTTGGCCAGCATTTGTTTGGATAATTCGTTGTTTAAATCGTCACCAACTTCAAAGAATCCCTGTCTTATGCCTCGTTGAGTACGCTTCTCCAAATCCTCGATAGCTATGAATGCGCGCTTGTTTCGTGTCCCGGCTTTAAGCACTGGCCGCATTCCTATTAATCGAACCTTTCTTGACGCATAGAAGCTGTAGGAATTCGCTCAGCTCTTCGAAATTCTCTTGGCTTAATATTGAATACCGCTGATCACTGAACAATATCCATTTCTCGCCGGTAATAGCTTCTTCCGGAAACCGGATGGTGAATCTATGGGTGACCTCAATATCGCCGCCATTGACTTCATCGACAACAAAAATACCCTTGACGGTTTCAAGCATCGACCATGGGGAGAATAGAGTAGTGAATTCTTCGACTTCTGTTTCGCTATCGAATCCATCGTCAAGCGATCGGTCCTGAATAGCTATTACCTTATCCAGATCACCAATACATATCTGTCGATGCTTGCGGCGAATCTTTACGCATTTAGGCATTATCGGGCTCGACTCAAAGCGGCTTGTACGACTAAATTGATGGTATCCGTTTCATTTGAAACAAACACCTCGAGGAAATCAGTCTCACTTAGGGTTAATTGCCAGAGCACAGTTGTGGAACGAGGGTCATTTTGGCCTACAAGATTTGCTTTGCAGCTGTTAGCTATCACAGTGCCATTCAGTGCGAGACAGACCTCAATTGCCTTGTTTGATCCACTTACCGCAACAATGGTTGCAGTGATATCTACCGGAGTTGTTAAATCTCTCTCGGCGTTATAAGTGATTCTTCCTGTGGTATCGCCAGTGTAGTGAGAATTTCTTTCAACGACCCATGTTCCCGCGACTTTTACATGCGTACCGGCTACCGATATGACGGTTTCAGTGGCATTGGCGTTAAGCGATACCATCGCATCAGGCATTGTGTCGGGAATACCGCCATTGAAATCAAATGCCCACCGAATGTCATTAGTAGTGAGCCCAGATATGCCGGCCATGCCGCCGATAAATGTCGAATCTCTGAAAGTACCAATGCTGCCAGAGGCGATGTTACCGCTACTGCCTGCACCAGATACACCGACCGCCCCGGCAGGCGCAGACATGAGAATATTGGCAATTTCAAGATTTGGAGATACTGCAGAACCTAAATCGATGCCGACAAAAGTTGCAGATGCAGATAATAGCCCGATTTTAGATAATGAAATATTTACCCACGCACTGCCTGCAAAAGTAATACCGTCATCGCAGCCAAGACCGTTGACGTTATCGATAGTTACGGCTGACAATCCTGTGAAATCTGCCCAACTTGCGCACCCGGTAACCATGACATCTTGTATTTGTATATTGTTGGTACCTGGCACTGCGACATCAGAGAAGTCAAACACCTTGCCATTTGGTGCAGCAAGATCAGCTTCAAAGATATTAAAACTCGCATCGACACCAGTGAACATTGTTCCTGTGCCGGTATAGGTCAGCGTTGGGCCAAATATGTTTCCGCTGGTCCATGAAATATTGCCTGCACTTGCGTCGATTTCATTGATCCCTAGAGAGACATCATCGCCGAGAGTGTAATTGGTATTGGCAACCAGTGTGATTGTCCCTGTGACCGGCGCAGGTAAGTCTGTCAGCGTGTTAACGAGAACACTGGTATTGGCAAGGAATAATTGACCGAGATTGGCGAGCGTTGCCTGCTTGGACGTTCCCGCTGGGTTGCTGGTGGTGTCAGATACATCAACGACATGGAGAATATCTACAGCCGTAGGAACCGCTAGTGTCGGCTGGTCCGTCAGAATCGCAGCGTTAAGATTTGCAGCACCAACAAATAATAGAGCCGTGATAAAGCGATTGAAATATTTCATTGGATTACCTTAGTTGAAGTCTAAATTTGTGCCGTCTTGAAGATCAAAGTTTGTGCCATCCTGAAAATCGAAGTTTACTGTTGCAGCGGGTGGTGGAGGCTCGATTATCGGCTGAATAATATCTTGAATGATATCTTCCAAAAATGTGTTTACGACTTGGCTCACTGGGAAAGACTCACAAATATTCCGTCAGTGGGTCCCGTTGTTCCAGTGACGCTCGCACGAATCATCATACCAGGCGCTAAATAATTTAGTTTTACTGATCCGTCAGCAGTAAAGCTACCGCTCGTCAATGCAACCCATCTTGTAAGTGTATCTTCCTCGGTAGCAATTTGCAGCTCGACTGTAGCTCCGCCAAATTCTGTCGCTGTAATAAGTACGATTGCCGGCCCGCCTCTACTGATGAATGCTTCGCTATCTTGGCTGGTGCTGATATTGTTCAAAAGAATTGTCATTGTGGCTCCGTTTACAGATTCTCTATTCTGTTTTGCAAATATAGCATTTTAGACACACGCGGCAAAAGAAGGCCATTTTTATCACCGAATTCACCACAGTCACCACGATTGGCATACATGTCAGCAACGTGCTGTATGACGCCTTCAGTGACCCATGGCGGCATATCAGTATCGCTGTCGCCAAACCCTGTCTTAAACGTGACCTGAACAGCCTGAAGGCGAATATCGGCATTAGTAGGCCATGCCGCAGATGCAACGGTTAAAACTTCCGAGTAATCGCCTTCAAGAGTGTTGTAATAAGTGGTGGCGTCAACAGTAGTCAGCACACCAGCCACAAAATATTGAATAAGATCAATTGTTTGCAACGGTGATTTTCTAATCTCGAAGCCGATATTGCCGACATCAGACGGGAGAATTGAAAAGACGTTCTGATAATAACCCTCGGAAAACCCTGGGAAGAAGTCACGAAAGGTTTTATAGGTTCGGGTAATAAAATCTCTTCGCGTGAATTTCTCGGCGTAATCGATGGCGGCGGTGATGTAGGCTGTTAGCAGATCATCTTGATTAGTGCCGGTTATCTTCAGGTGATTTTTAACCGTTGGCAATGATACTGCTAACTTTGCGGGAGGTGCCGTTACCGTGTAGGTATAGGCACGATGCTGAACCGGCGCCAGTCTCATTAGCTAGGCAGAATCTCCAACGTTACAACGCCATTTGATGCGACAGTACTGAGGCCATCTTTGACGATCTCAATGGCTTCGGCTGCTGTAATAACATTCAGCGCAGAAGGAGTAGACTGATCTACAGTACCAGGAAGTGATCCAGAGAACGCGATAGTAATAGCAGCACCGGTGACAGCAGTACCGCCAATCTCGAAGGTCAGCCCTGCATTTGCCGTGGTGATAGTCGTATCAATCACGTTACTGATTCCAACGATAGTCCCTGCAACGCCAGGAACAACCCAAACACTACCAGAGCTTGATATATCGCCGATTGCAACGGTTACCAGTTTGGTTTTGAGGCTTGCGCCGGCTGGTGTCTCGACAGTACCGCCAAGAATCAAAGGATTATCAGTGCTGCCACCGACCGGCTGTTCAAATCTGTTGTCTACATTTTCGAGTGACATAATAGTTCCTGTTGAATTAAAAATTCACTGTGAAATTACTTTTTAGCCTTTTTCTTGCCGGGCTTCGATAGTTTTTCTTTACTCTCCACTGTCAAATCCTTTTCTTTCGATTCGGGTTCGACTGCAGGTTGTTCGATGTGCAATTCAGCTTGTTCCGGCTGATCAACTACTCGGCCATGGCCATTACTAATAGCAGAATCAGCGATTGAATCGGGTAAATCGATTTCTTCGCCTTCTACCAGTTGGATATGGGGCAAGTGTGGCGCTGATTGCGCATAGGGGATTGTTTTATCTGCAATGATACGTTTCATAAGGCTTTCCAGAGATTGAACCAGGGGCCGTTAAGCCCCTTCAAACACGACAATCAATTATACGACTGGCATATTCTCTGCAACTTCTGTGGCAATCACCTGAGTGGTCGCACCAGAGGTTGTGGCGGTTGATACCAAACTGGCTCGCACATACCGAAGGTTACTAATTACGCCAACAGTATCCAGTGCAGCACCAGCAGCATTTACCGCAGAAACAGCGGGCAATGAGCCAATCAGCTTGTCACCAGTAACGGCAACGGCACCGGACATACCCGAATCGTCTGACTCTTCAATCAGAAGCGTGTATGTGCCATCGGTGTAGGCACTAATCTGGACGGCAAACATCAAGCCAAGCTCGAAGTCGGCAGTGTCCAGGATAGAACCAGCGGTTGTGGTATCTGTTGTGATAGTAGCCAACAGAGCCAGGGTTTGTTTAACGTTGCTGCGAATGTCTTTTACAGCCATGATCTTTTCCTCTTAAATTTACTGAAGTGGTTAAAAGCCCCTAGTTTCAGAGGCTTAGACCATGGGTTATACAGCCAATTTTTGCAGCTTAAGCGCTTCGTATGAAGTGGGAGCTCCACCGGTGCGCTTAGTTGTGTAAAATTTAATGAACGGTTTGGCGGTCAATTCGTCACGAATAACGCGGAATCCGATGCGATCGACGATGGTATAACCAACACCGAAATCACCGTAAACCATCGCAAGAGCATTTGCACCAATGGCAGGCATGTCATCCATAAAGATTACAGGCTTGCCAAGCAGCACAAGGTCATCACCAGTTTTGAATGAACGAGGATCCAGCAAGTAAGCGCCGTTACCGTCTTTCAATGTGATGATCTGTTCCCATGATGCGCGCTTAATGCCCCAGTTAGCACCAGGCTGGTAGGCCTCGATCAGTGCGTTTTGAAGTTTTTTAACGCCGTCACCGGTAAATGCTGCGGCTGAGCCAGAATTGATTTGCTCAATCGCGTTACGCTCATAAGTGCCATTCACGGCCCATGCGGGAAGAGTTAAGAACCCTTTTGCCTTCTGGCTACCATCACCACTGACAAACGATGTGTTCTCGGTGCGCGACATCTTATTGGTAACTTTACGACTCAACCAGCCTTCGATATCAAACCCTGCATCATCAAGCATTTTTTGCGTTGCTTTAGGCTGTGCAAATTGCTCATGGACAGGAATTGTCAATAGGCCGATATCGGGAGTGTCGGTTTCGCCGCGCGAGGAAGTTTCACCAACCCAGCCGCCGCTAGTCGCTTCGTCATCGTCGATCAGGAATTCCAGTACATCAGAGGATGTCGTTTCGATGTTGGCAATGCTACGAAGCGGAGAAGTCTCGAAAATGCGCTGAATCATGGTTGAGGACCGCTCCGGGCGAATAAAGTAGCCGCCTTGAGGGTTGTTGCCAGCGATCAACGTCTTGATTTCATTCTCGCGAACATAATCATCAACACCGAACATTCCATCTTTCAGCTGCAGTTCGACAACGCCTTTGACCACATCATCATCAAGCCGTGTACCTTTACGGAGATAGCGAGCCATTTGCTCACCAGCTTTGGCAGAGAATTCCTTAACCTCGTCGCCGCCTGCAGTGCCACCGATACGAGCAAGCATTTTTTCAAGATGCTCGCCGGTTTTTTCAGCAGACTCGAATTTCAGTTTAAGCTCCTGCATTTCCTCGGCTGCCTTTGCTGATTGTTCGGCGGCCTGTTTAATGGAGTCTTGAACGATAGTATCGATTTCACCTGACTTGCTCAGCGCATCTTCGCCCATTTTCTGGGCTTTAGTGGCAGTCTCAAGGACCACATCCATCTTTTCGACAAGCTGTGTAATTTCTTTAACTTCCATAGGAGTTCACCTTTTGAGTAAGAATTGATAATTCGGATGCTTTTAAATGGTCGTCCATTTTTCCGGACATGTTTTCCAGCATCGCGTTAAAATCGCTCTCATCACTATCAGGCTCGCCCTGCTCTGTGAAATCTTTCACGATGTATTGCGCGGCATCCTTTGAAAACGCGCCTGACTCTCTCAGTGCCTTTTCCAGATCCCGTTTAGTCCAAGACTTTACGTCCTCGACATTAAAAAATTGTTCGTCGTTCTTGAATCCGGAGACTTTCGCCATAGTGTTTGCTGGGAACGTAACCAATGACACCTCAAGCAAATTAACCTTTTTGAGTAATCGGATTCCTTCATCGGTAAATTCACGCTCAATAATTCTAAATCCAATGGACATGGAGCGAATAGATCCGACTTTGATTTGGGGGATAACACGGCCTGATACGAACGTATCATCTTTGGGTAATTTTGCTTTAAGGAATAAACCTTCTTCGGTCTCCCTGATTTCTTCTGGCATCCCGAGGGGATTTCTCGAGTCATGCTGCCAAAGCACTACCGGTGTCTTTGTCTCAATAGATTCTTTAAACGCGCCGCGAACAACGATGTCGTCCACTAAATCGATATTGCCGAACGTGCTGGCCAGTCCTTCGAACCGGAAAAAACCGTCATCAAGATCTTCAATCGCCTTAACTTCGAAAGCAACATCAATATACTGAATCTCTTTTGTATCGATATCTTGATCTTTGCGCTTTGGCTTCATGTTTAAGTCCTAAGTTTTGGCAATTATTGACCTGAAAGGATAAATTTGCAAGTTTATGGATTACTCGATAACCAATTGTGCGCTACATCGGCAGTTTGCGATGTTAGATATAGAGCCGTTTGGGTCTCCTGGGAACCTCAATAGTTCGCCCTGTACAATCCACCCATTACCCTCTTTCTCAGTAAAATCGGCGGCTACGTGTGATTGTCGAACCACTTCATCGCCGACAGTTACCCAAATTTCTTTCTCTTCAAGTTGCTGAACATCGGCAATAACGGCCGGTAATCCGTTCCTTGCGCCGAAAAAAGTGTCACGCTCGATCGCCTTAACGCCTTCTGCGGTCTTTTGCGTAAATGTCGTGGCAATGGTCGGTGACCGGGCAAATCCTCTGTTCTTGAAATCGTTCGATGATATCCGCGCGACTTCTCTGTTCGTTGGTATGCGCCCATCACCAATTATAGCAGCCTTGGCAGATGCCACAGCGGCGTCCATTTCTTTTTGATTGGTGCGGGTAATGAAAGCGGTGTCTCCGGCAACGTTGGTAGCAATGAATTCTTGATTCTTAACGCGGATATCGTTTTTTAGTTTGGCGATTAATTCAGCAACGGCAAGACCTGATATGGCAGCGATCACCGCGAGCTCTTCGATTATCTGGTCGTCTTCGTCAGTCTCTTCGAGAAAGTCAGTTACCTGGCCACTGAATGCGGCACCGGTGCGTCGACCCTGCTTTGCGAGTATGCCGCGAAGGTCATCTTCATAGATTGATGCTTGGGGAGCGTTACCGGTTTCTGATACGAAGGCGAACATGTCGGCTGACATATTGCGAAATAGTTCTCTCAGTTCGAGTATTTGACGGCGTTCGAGCTTTAGCTTTTCGGCCAGGTCATTGGCGGCTGATAGTCGAAGTTCTTCGTCTGTGGAATTTAGGGGCATATGTTTTTCGGCTTAGCGGGAGGCGAAGGCCACGGACTATCTGTATTGAATAGAATAATCACACCTGTTACGCCGATGGCTGTGATTAAAGCTATAAACGTATAAGCCAATACTTCCATTAGAAAACCAGTTCTTTCGGAGCTTCATTCTCGTCGTAACTTTCTACCGTTACAGAAAGCTCGCCATCATCAGCCTTATGAACGATTATTTCGTAAGTTGGCATCATGAAGCCTGGAGCCACTTCGTCAAACAAGGGGCTTGTGCCAACATATTCGAATTTGCTTCCATAGTATACTGCCTCAACGCGCGTCGGAATGAATCGCAAAAGGGAAAGAATATCTCTTAGCTCTTCTTCAGCTGAGTCTAATAGCGCAAACGTCACATAAAATTTACCGAATCGATTATTCACACCAAATCCCTCTCTTCACTAATCCGTAAAATATCAGCATCCGAATAAACACGGGCGCCGGTCAATGGGCTTTTTACTTCTCGCATGAGGTCGGAAAACTTACTGGCTGTCGGCTTTTTCAAATTGTCATCAACAAATCCATCTTGGCCAACGGGAATTAAATTCATTGGTCGCAATATTTGATCGCCACCGGTTTCCAGCGCCTCATCGCCGATTAGCGTTCTCAGTTCATCGATCGTATTGACGTTGATTTCACCCTGGCGCTTGGCGTTCTCGATAATCCGGACACGCAGCGCAGTTATATCGCCTTCGTTGAACTTGAATTCAAGATTCTCGCTGTCTGGATACCGTTTCAGAATAAACCGGGTTAAATCGGCATATAGGTAATTGGTCAACGGAATAACAGCGTTATCAAATAACTGCAGCATGGACGTTTCCATATTGCTCAGCGTCATTGATTTATCAAGGAATAATGGCAGAGGGATCCCGTAAGTGGAAAGCGTTCGTGACATCATGGCTTCCTGTAGCTCTTTAAATTCCATGTCCCGGTTAGTCTGGGAAGTGGCTTTGATATCCATGCCGTCGAGGACAGGCGTACCACCGGTGTTCAAATCACCAGCATATTTTTGCGCTTCTTCTTGAATTCTGCTCCACTGCGTATCCGTCAATTCGTCCTGTCTGTTATTAATCCACGCCATAGAAATACGGGTACCGCGCTTGAGCATCGACCAGTTGGTATTGTTGCCGCTCAAATACTGTTGCAGTTCGAGAAATATCGGCTTGGCACGACTCATGCCCCAGAAATTAGCGGCTGATCGCATAGGATTGAATTGCCGTGTATGCCAGAGCTCTCGATCCTCGCTATGGTAAAAACGGATAGTGCCGTCAACGTCTTGAGCATCGAACGACGACGCGCCTTGGCCCTGTGTGGTCACTGTGATGGTGTCGGGTACGTGAAGTATTCCGAACTGATGACCAAAGCCAAATGTGATTCTCTGTGGTGGAACCGTGGCAATCTCAAGCGGTGGATTCTGAACACGGCCACCAGCAAACAGAAACGAATCTCCAGTAATGTCGTAATAACTCGCATACTGATAAAGAAATTCATTCCCGGTAACATCTGCATTCGGGTTTTCCATCAATGCCAATACTGGATGATCGTCGATGAATTCCTTTTTTACCTTATCCCAAACCCTAAGCGGTATCTGTGAGAAATTGCGCGCCCTGATATCGACAGCTGCGAACAAAGGCATTGCATCCATGTACATCTGAATTGCGACGATGTTCGCCAGGTCGTTATTGCCGCCATTAGACAGAAACTCGGCGAACGACATGACAGGGTAGGATTGTAAGGATTTGCGCTCAATAGGGGCAGGATTCGACTTGTTTTCACGCGGATCAAGCAGCATTTCAGAGGCTCTATATGATGGTCAAAAGTATGATTACCGCAGAAGATAATAGCATTGATGCCCACTGGCAACACTTGGCACCTATTCTCAAACGGTCTGCTTTTATCTCTTTGCTATTCACGCAGGATTCCAGAAACAATGTAATAAATATCAAATAGCCTATTAGACAGAATATTCCTACGGCACCGGCTAATTGCAACAATAGCACAAATATTGAGTGTTCGTGAAATATGGGGATGATTATACCAGCGGCGCACATCCCAAATAATGCCTTGGTTAGCAACAAATCATACCGTGCCTGCGTTTCTTGAAACATAGTTTTCACCTTCAAATGACTATTGCGCGAACGTCGCGGCCTAATTTAACTGGTGCATAATTAATCATAACCGAGTCGGCCAAGTTTGGCGACAATGTGCCGTCTGGCTGTTTGTTTACTAAAATCTTTCCATTGCTTAATGAATACGTTGGTTGTGATAGCTCTGTGCTCAGTTTCTGTAGCTCTGGAATATTTGGGTTTATGCTGATTATTTTGTCGATGTCGTACGGTTTTCCTTGGAGGGCACGCCAAGTATTTTGGAATAGGATCCGTAGCCACCACCACCCTTGTGCTTTGTGATTCATGAAGTAATCTTTGTTTTTTCTCCCTGGGACCATTTCTTTTTTCGGGTCAACGACTCCACCGGATGCCCTAAAGAGAGAAACGCCTATTTTTTCCTGCCCGTCTTTTTCTCGACGTTCATTGATTACCCTTGCATCACCCCTGACACCTGCGCCTAATCCGTCAGACTCATAGTAAAACGATTCGTAGCCCCCCATGTCGCAGATTAAAAATACCTTTTCAACAGATTCGAATATGTCCTCTGTGGCATCTTTCCCGCTCCACGATTCGATGTACTCAAGTAGAAACCCATGCCTACCGGAAAATGCGTTCTTATCCTTTCCTGTATCAGCCACGTCCATCGCGCCCTGTCTTGTTCCTGTTGGCTCTATGCCCAATTTTTCATGTGCACCAATCGCAGCCTGAACCCATTTGCTTGGGATTATTATTCCTTCTTTCGATGCCTGAAAATCCATGTCAATTTCCTGGGCGATCGTTACCGAGTCCAATTCGTCGACCTGTTTGTCGTACCATGCCTGATCTTTTCGGGGATCCTCGCGCCAATGGAATGGAAAAACACGCATCTTCCCGCTATTGACCTTTGTGTAAAATGGGTTGTCGGTGCCGTTTACTGTAGAGACATCAACCCGACAATTGGTTGTTTGAGATAATGACGCCTCGATAGTCTGGGGATGCTCAAGGAATGCCGATTCATCGACAAAGTAAAACGAGGTCCGGTCGCCCCTCCCTATATCGTCACCAGCCTCACCGGTCAAATAAGATCCGGTGTCTGGTATATTTATTCTCATCTTTGGCGCATGCCGCTTTTCGTCAAATCCACCACGGAATTCAATAGGCAGGAACTTGATAAACATTCTGGCTTTATAAAACAGCGACTTAGGAAACCCAATCTTATCGACGTATTCAGCTTTTCGGCTTCCAAATCCAGCAACGACACCTTCGTTAAACAGACCTACTGATATCGATATAGCCACACAGAGCCAGCTTATCCCCATTTCCCTCGACTTTGGCACCAACAACGGCAGATTATTGGCCCAGCAGTAAAGGAACTCTTCCACAAATTCCTCTTGTCGCTGAAAAAGAATGAACGGAAGAATTGAAGGAAGATTGGTATTTGCGTTTCGAGGATCAAACGTCATGCCCCAGTCGGTTATAAATTGGGCTATGTGTGATTGATAGTAGTGTTTTATATGTGTCAGTTGATCAGGATTGGCGCGAAGCCATTTCAATCGATTGGCGCGATCTTCGAATACTTTCGGGTAGTCAGGGTTCTTAAAGTCAAAATCATTCATCTGGACCGTTCAACATTGACTGATAGGCTTTGCTGGCCTGCGATGGGTCGCTGGTTATTTTCATTTCAGCCGAAACCCCTTCACCAGGATTGAGCTCGATACTGCCCTGTATCTTGGCGTGGTTACCGTTCATTAGATTGACTTCTTTGATGGCCGATACCACAGCGGATAAATTATTGGGGACCTTGTTTCCGTGCTGATCATTTTTGTCCTTGAGGCCTTTTGTCATTACCTGTTTTAGTGTTTTTTGTAAGTCGGTAGTTGTGAGAGCAAACTTTTTTTCGGCTGCTTTCTTGGCCGCCAGCTGTAAAGCATCAATTCTTAACTGAATCTCTACCGTCTTGTGAATTGCTGATGCTTTGGCGTTAACACCGGCAGGCTTCAATTTTGATTCAGGAAATGCAGCACGAAAAGCCTTCGACATATCGCCGTGAAGGATAAAGTTTTTGGCGTATTTGTTGGCTTGGGTAACTGTTGGCCTTTGCTGGCTCACCGCTTCCCCCCTGCTTTCTTGGCTGGTTTACTGGTCATAATTCACTCATATCCATTGCCTCGACTTCTCGCAGCCTGTTAAAAAAATCATAAACAATATAATCGGTCGTTAATGCATCAGATATGAACTCGGACGTAACCGTAACCGGAAAGAAAAATGACCCTAAGTGCTCTTTGTCTGCTATGTGCGCATAAAACCTCAAGGAATATTGCCCAAGATTTATCAGTGGCCTGATCACAACAATAACAGGTTTGTCGGCTATCCTTTCGTCACTGGAAATCTTCTCCGCTATCTCCTTGATTTCATTCTCTGCAGCCCTTACGAATTTCTCAGTTCTTTGCGCCCGTGACACATCAGTAAAATCATATTTTATTTCAATGCTCATTCTTCACCATCCCGCAATAGCCTTTGCCGTTTGATTTCGTATCCCGCTTCATTGGCATCACCGGGTTTCCAGGTACGTGGTAATCATAATCAGCCTTCCACGCCATGCACTCTTCACCCATGCACAAACCACCTTCAACCGGGCAGCGTTTCTTTCTGGCTTCTTCGTGAGTGACTATCATAGCGATCCCATGGTTATTTCAATATCACCAGTGAAGCCGATTTCGGTTGCCTTTTCTTTCGCATATGTATTGACCTGCTCAATGGTAACTATTTTGCTGCTAAGATTTTTTACGGCTTTCAGCTTTTCTAACGATATCGGAGTTTTTATCAGCCGATAGCCTTGGTATCTATGCCTTACCGCTGTTTGTATGCGATCAAGATCAGTCATTTCGACACCTCAACGCTCACATGATCGCTATCGACACCATTTATCGTGCCTTGCCATATCCCTGCACCAATATATCTTGCGCCTATTTTCAAATATCTTGGATTAGTGGAGGCAATCAGAAGGGCATTCAAATCAGAATTATCGACTCTCGGCGGCTTAACTTTTGGCATAGGAGGCGTGATCCTATCCTCTTGTCGGTGTCCGCAATCATTGCACGTGCCAGCATTTCCGATATCAAACGGGTCGCCACTGTCATATTTCATGCGCCAATGAATATATCTTGAGCAGAAAATAGCTTTCCGTACCACTCTGGCAAATTCTCGACATGCATTGGTGAAGTTTTCAGCGGCCTCCTGAGTTGTTATTGGCTTACTCATTCCCAAAACCTCCGGACATATCGATCAAATATCATGCATTTCAATGGCCTGTGGCCGCTTTTTGAATTCCAGCGTGATTTAAGCGTGGATGCTGCAACGCCTTCAAGCCTGGATAGTTCCTCTACGGAAATACCGAGCTTTTCTTTGACGAATTCTGTGAGGGGTTTGTTATCCATACCGACATATTAGCGATATATCGTCGTTTGTCAAATATTATTATGCGGTGCCGCTTAGTTTGCGGGAGTAAACGCGGACATCTTCGTTCCAGTTGCCTTTTGCATTGACGCTTAGTGAGTTGGCATCGACATTGACGACCTCACCTTCTGCAATGACCAGGTTATCGTCGAACGCTGCGTAATAAACACCATTAGTGCCGACTACATAGGGAACTGACAGCGGCCAAACATCGGGGAGAACCTTGGTCGCACCTATTTTCAGCGTCACAGTAACAACTGCCACGTTGTCGAAATTCTTCACGTCCAGTTCGTCGATAAAGAAAAGCCCATTCAATCGAATAGAGTTGGTGTTTAATTCAAAAAACTGTGACATATAAACCCCTTAGCATATTTCGACAGGTCCACCGGCAACGCCAGCTATTGATATTTCACCACCAGCAACAGCGGAAACATTGAACGCTCCACCGGCAATCGCTGCGATCGTAAAGCCACCTTCCAGGCAATGCTTTTTCAGTGCTGATATAACGTCGCCGATACCGGCCATTACTGCGCTTTGTGATACCAGTGATCCGGTTCCGACTATTCCTACAGAGCCAGTGCCGTTAGTGGTCGCTGATTGAGATTGTAGCACACCGGAGCCGGTCTTTTCGATTTCACCAGTGCCGTTAGTTGTTGCAGACTGTGATATTAAATCACCAGAACCGAGAATTATTCCACCGACGGAGCCGCTGCCTGCTGTTGTCGCGCTTTGGGAAACGAGCGCGCCCGATCCAGTCTTGATTATTTCTGCATCACCAGAGGTGCTTGCGCTTTGGGAGATCAGGGCCCCGGAACCCGTCTTCTCGACTTCTGCTGTTCCGTTCGTTGTGGCAGATTGGGAAATTAATGTACCGGATCCAGTCTTTACAATATCAGCGGTACCTGAAGTTGTGGCAGATTGCGATACGAGAGCACCAGAGCCAGTTTTGACAATCTCTGCTGTGCCGCTGGTTGATGCTGATTGAGAGAGTAATGCGCCAGAACCGGTCTTTTCAATTTCGGCTGTGCCGTTTGTTGTTGCGCTTTGTGAGGCAAGTGCTCCGGAACCTGTTATTCCAGCGACAATTGTAGAATTAAACTGTGCCCCTCCGTAAATACCAAGACCTGTACCGGTTGAATTTATCCGTTTGCCACCAGCAACTAAAATTCCCATTATGACACCGTATAAACGGCATCGGCGTACATGGTTCCCGCAAGCGACGGAATGGCGACGTACATCATAACTTTAGGAACGCTGTCAGCGCCATTGGAGATAGCTAGATCAATCCGATATTCATTGTGTCCTGTAAGATCAGAAACCCCGTTTTTCCACGTTACACTCCCACTATCATCGGTAAGGGTTGTTCCTGCTGCGAGTATATCCGTGTTTCTTGAGCTGACGTAGTTCCATAGGTTTTTGGTAGTATTGTCGGGATTCTGTACAACTATCCATATTTCCGCGTCAGTTGCCGTTGTCGCTGTTGGCAGCACAAGCCTTACTGTCAAAGTGTCTTCTGCTGCGGTATCTAGTTTTGCTCTGCGTGGAATAATTTCAAAGGCGAAAGGATTTGCAATAGAACAGTTTGCAGTCGTGGTAACTTTTAGACTGGTTTTCTCACCCGATATTTCATAAGGCTGAGTTTCGTCAAGGTGGATTCCTGCGCTATCCTGATCTTCTGAGACCCCTAGCCACCTTTTTCTAGATGCTTGGTACTCTGCCGCCGCTGCCGCGGATGATGAGTTAGTAACGTTCATTACGTGACCAGGAGAGCTAAACGCTTCCTCGGAAAACCCCGTTAAACTTGCGCTTAATTTACACCCGTTTATATTAACTTCAAAATTGTCATCTACGGTATAAGCTGATCCAGTGTCTGCCAGCAAAAAGCCGTCTATATCGGTCAAATCGACACCGTTCATCTCAACAGTCATGCCTCCATTAGCGGCACTGGAGCCACCTATTAGGTCGGCAATAGCCCCTGTAGTGGCAGTGATAGCACCTCCTGTCATTTCAAAGCGGGGATTGCCAAGAATTTGCATTACGTGGTTTGCGGTTCCAGCCTCAAAAACAATATCTGTATTGTTTAACTGTAAGACAGTTGCATCACCTTGAATATTTATTCTGTCGCCAGATCCTGTAAACGATAACACTCCGTCATACATTATCAAAGCCGTACCGGGGAGGTTCATTTCTAGTTCGTCTTCAATTACATAAGTCACGCCGTAGGAGATATTTCTCCCACCAGTAGTGCTTATAGAAAAATCAAGCCCCGCTGCCGTTCGCTCTATTGCTCCGGGCGAATACTGATCGGAATTAGCATCGCTTACAGAGACAACGAAGGCTGGAACCTCCGCAACATCAAAACTTTCAATGTCTCCCGCGCTAGTAAAATCACTGACATCAGAGATGATAATAAAATCCCCTGTGGTGGGGATAGTGGTCGCGCCCCTTGCTGCCTGAGTACTTGGGTAATAGTTCGCTGCACCTCTTGTGGCAAACGACCCAGTAGGCTGAACTGTTACGCGCCCGCCGTCACCTGTGGCAGAGCCTCCGCTTTTAACCCAATACCAAGCCATTATCCACCCCTCACAATATCAGCATCGCGCAGGGCTTCAAACGCCGTGATATTCGCACTATTGCTATCCAAAAGAGTGTAGCGAGTCGTCATAGTATCCCATTGATTATCTGTGATATTTAATTGAGCTTTGATTTGTGCGACTGTCCATCCTTGATTAGTTCGGAAATCATTGAATCGTTTCAGTTTGTGATAGGCAATTATTGAATCATCTTCACGCATCGCATTTTCTAGATACGCTATTGCGCGCTGTTGCATTGTTGATTCACCCGCATCAGTCTCGATTAACTGGTCTGAGTGGTAGGCGTTCTCAGCGTCACGCTCCTGCTGTCGTTCTTCAGCTTCGGGGATGAGAGATTGTGCAAAGGTCAAAGCAGATGCCTTATCAATACCGGCATTCCGCAGCGGCCTCTGACGAACAAGACCACTGGCAAACGTATATTTCACATGAGCGCGATTGCCACCAGCGTGGAGCGTGAAGTTTAATATCTCAGTGTTGACTATCGGCATGCTTCACCTCAAATAATTAAGGCGCCGCAGTATACGTCAGCGCACTCATTGAAACGGTATCGCCAACACCAACAACTAGGCTGGAAAGGTTGATATCGCCGCCTGACGTGAGGACATTACCGAGAACGACAGCGCCGCCTAGATTCGCCTGTATTTCGAATTGTGCGACAGTACCGCCAGTGGCATTAGTATCGTCCGAAATCGCAGAAAATGTCAGCACTGCTCCGCTAACAGAGCCTGCAGGATCGGATAATGCGAGCGTGGCAACTTCGGCTGCGCCTGCTGTTTGGAATTCAAGATTTCCGGCGCCAACATCAACATCGATATCATCAAGTACGGCGTTGGCCAGGGAGGTTCGTGTGGTAGTGGAGTGCGTAACGGCCATGATTTTATCCTTTAAGCGTTTTTGCTCGGTTGAATATTCTGGTTTCGTTCTTCGTTGATTTGCTGCTGTTCGTTGGCGGTAAGCATAGACCAGTGCTCTGGCTGAATATTGTTGATATTATCAAAGCGCGGCTTTCCGTTCTTGTCTCGAACAATCCCGAAGCCCTTATATTTTCCAGGCATGATCTTTACCTCGTTGGTTTCAATTCGGAAAGTATAGCGCAATCTATTTGAGGGTGGTAGTTGTTGGATATTTTAGTATTCATGGACACAAAAAAAGCCCGGTATCAAATCGGGCTTTTTCTTATTCGTAACTCTTTCGAGTAATTTCTCTTTTTAGGTGATTAGCCACGATCAATCCGAACGAGGCCAATGAGTATTCCCTGGGATTCCGAATTGCCTGCAATAGCATTGTCCACGTCTGCCGCAATATCGTCGATAGATTCGAGTATCTTGTTCGTTGCCAGCATTCGCTCGTTCAGTGATTGCTTGGCGCACATTATTTTAATCTGCTTTTTTAATTGCTCGATTTTGTTCATGTTGCCTCCGGATAAAAATCAAGTATCGCACGAAAATTGGCAGAAAAGTGCTTTGTTACAGAATGGTAATAATCACTCCTTAACAAACCCATCAGCAGTGAAATAGCCTATCTCCTGGCCACGGGTGAATATCCCTTCGCCGTCATGATGCCACCCCATCGAGGCGCAGCGGTCTATTTGTGTTTGAGTTGGCTTAGTCATTTTTGGGCGCCCTTCGTTTGTGGCAGGGGTGGGTTATTGCCGCAAATTGGCTTTACGCCGTTACATGAATTAATGAATCTACAATTATCAAACACTCGCCCTCCGTGTTCAGCCCTATCAAAACAGATCGGCACTTTAGTTGTCAGTGCCGTGTGCTGTCTATGACATGCTGGGCTATGCCCTACCCCATCTACTGCGTTACAGTGCTCGCCTTTACACTCGATCACAATCACTCTCCTTGTTTAAAAATATCATCAATAATAGGCTCTTCGCATTCTTCATAGCCGCGATAGGATGTCTCGCCGGTATCAAGATTTACAACTCTAGCCAATTCTTTATCGCTAACATCCTCTAGGACGCAAGCTCTGAAGGTTTCCTCACCTTCGGGATAAACATCTAAAATTTGGCCCTTCATATTATTCTCCTTTAGCCCTATGCTTTCTAAGCGTTGATTTGAGTCTTTGCACGTCCTTGTGCGTGATAGTTATTCAGTGTCGTTGTCGTAATCGTTATCAGTATCGGTCGCTGAAAAGTTGAATAGATCAGACTGGAATCCAACATTAACGCTCTCAATGCACTTGATAAAAGCGGCATCGAGCTCGGCCAACTTGTGTTCGTCAGTCGTGAATCGAACGAAAGCCATTCTTGCCGCCTTCCTGGGAATTCCAACTTTAGGAAAGCGTGAAAATAACTCGTTTGACCGATCGTTCAACGAATCCCGTTCTTGCTGTATCTCAACGAGCTCATCGAATATTTCTTTTACAAAGGAGCTTTTTACAGCCTTGAGTTTATCTTTGTTAATTTGAAGCACCTTTGCCTTGTCCGGTATCTGGTCGGTGCCCGTTGGCGTTATTGCCGTGTTCTGGTTTTTTTCGAGCTCTTCTCGAGCAATTTGAACTACGCTCATATTCTCATCCTTAGCCATAATAAACCTCTCGGTTAGTGTGTTGGACCCATTAGGGCCCGGTTGGTATCCTGAATGAAACGGTAAATCTCGTTCCTTTCGGAATTCGTCAGATCAATTTTCTTTTCATGTTCGGCAACTGTCATTGCGTCCAAATATTTATAGACCTCCGTTTTCGTGGTCATGTGGAATAGGACTTGTTTCATCATATCGACTTTCATTTCTGCCAGTACCTATAAGCCATTTTGCGACCAATTTGATATTTGTGATTCTCGCTGATTTTACGCTTGTGGAGTAGCAGCGCTGATTTCTTTTCATGGACCCTCACAATTCCGTTTCTGTCGGTTCTGGCAACATACAGGCCTGCGTAATGGGGAATATTTACTTTTTCCTCCAGTTCTTCTGGAATCAGGAACGAGAAATAATTACTGTGATTTAATCCTTCGATTAGGCAGTCATGCTTTGGCCGAACAGTGTAATTTTTATAGCTATGCGGTCCAATCTGTTCGAACCCATCCTGAACGCTAACCGTCTTTCTGAAATCAGCCTGGAAGTCTGCCTTGCTGGTCTTTATTTCAATCTCGTCGACATACCCGCTTTTACGTATTGCAATAATATCCATTTCGTTAAACTGCCAAT